TCTTGTACACGTCGTCCATGATTCCCTGTGATTCGTACAGGTTTGGGTCCACGCCAATTTTTGGCAGCGGCTGAATCAGGTCGAGCACCTTGTTGCCCGGCATCATGCCGTCGAGTTCGACAACGGCGTTCGCTTCCGCGCCCATGAGCGCGCCCTTGTCGCCTTCACTGAGCGCACCCTTCGGCGTCACGTAGCCAGGACGGTTCGCCTTGCGATGCTCGCGCAGCGCTTCCTTCTGCCGATTCAGCTCCATCTGCTGCGGCGTCATGTTGCAAACGTCAGAGGGCGGGAAGAGTTTCGTCGCGTGCTCCAGCTCGTTGAAGCACAGCGCGTAGATCGGGAAGAAGCGCTCCACGACTACTTCCGGGCCGCCCGGCTCCTTGAGGAAATCCTTGAAGCCGTCCGCCATTTCAAACTTCAGGCCCGTGGGCTTGTGATACATCATCCACACGCACACGAGGTCATCGCGTCGGCCGGAAAGATCGTTGCGCGGATTCTGCCGGTACTCGGTGCCGTTGGTGGAGTAGGCGGCATAGCCGGGGCCGGTGGCAGGCGTCGAGGTGCCGGCAAGATCGAGCTGGTAAAACTCCTTCACCTCATCTGGCGTCATGAAAATCTCTTCCGTGAGCCAGTCCGCACCGATCCATCCATCGAGCGCGATGCACTTCTTGTCCGGGATCACGGAAGTCGGGCGCGGGAAGTCGAACACCAGCCCCTCGCGAATGATGACCATCGGCTCCTTGTGGAGCTGATCGACGGCAAGGCGCAGCTCTTCGGCCTCCGAGTCGTACATCGTCTTGTCGCCGTCCGGGCCTAAGTCATCCATCAGCCGCTGGATATGCGCGAGCCGTTGCTGACTGTCTGCGATCTTCGCCTTGTTGTCCGGAGACAAGTCGGTCTCGCGCTGAAAGCCGAGCTTCACGTATCCCACTGCGGTCTGGATCGCGGAGCGCACGCAGCGCTTCATCTGGCTTTTGAACGTCGGTATCTGCTCGTTGATGTAGTAGTGGAAGCAGCATTCGAGAGTCTTGCCGAGCTTCTTGTACATGTCCTCTTCGGCCTTGCCGGACTGCACGTCCTGCATGATCGCGAGCGCGGTCATGGGGTCTGGGATTCCCTGCGAGGCCATTTGCAGTTGCTGCATCGTCCCGTCCCACAGCTTGAACTTGAGCTTGGGCCGACACTTCGCGACAGCGCGCGGATTCTTGGCGTACAGGCTCGCAACCTTCTGCCTAACAAAGCGCTGCGTGATGTTGCACTTGTAGTTTGCCTTCGGCCACGATTTCGTCGCGCCGTTCCACGCCACCTCCATGTCATCGAGCATCTGTTTGAAGGAGTCGCGGAAGTGCTTCTTATCGCAGCGAATGTCCTCCTGAAGCTCGAGGACGAGAGCCGCGCGGGTCTCGGGGATTTCGATGTCGTAGCCTTTGATAATCATCACCACACCTCGGCCGTGGCCGGCGCTTCGCGCAACTTCTGTTGATAGTCCATTTCCTTTTTCCACCAGCCGAACGTGCCGGTAGTGGGCGAGGGCGTGTCGCGCTGCGGCGTGCCCGCGATGAGCTGCAACACCTTCAGGCCCATGATCGAAATCGCCGACACAAAGTCGTCATTGGTTCCGTGCGGGAAGTGCATGAGTTCGTGCTTGGCTTCCGAGAACCACGGAGCGGCACGCGGGAACACGACGCGGCCCGCTTGCATGAGACCGGCAATTGACTGCGCGATGGCTTCCTTGTTTTTGTGAACCGGCATCGAGTCGATAACGACCGGGATACCGCGCTCAATTTTTCGCTTGTGAATCCAAGGTCCGATCGATTTGAGAATCGCTTCGTCTTCAGCGAACCAGAACGACGGTTTCCACAGTTGCACGAGGTCGAGCATCGCTTCGACGGTCTGATCCGGCGGGCGGCGGTCCCAATAGCAATCGAGTAACCACAGATATTTGTTAGGGCAAACGCCCGCAATAATCATGCAGCTCGCGTCATGCTTCTTCTTATCGGTGCCTATCGCGTGATCGCTCGCGGCGTAGATACGCATTTCCGCGGCCTTCGGGCGATTGGCGGCGGTGTAGCTCTTCAGCCAGGCGGCGCGGAAAAACGCGCCTTCCTCTGGCGAGGGACGCTGCTGATACAGCGCCATGAAGCCTGTCGGATCGATGCGCTTCTGCGCTTCGAGCATTGGCAATGGAAAGCGTTCTGGCCACAGCGCCTCGCCGGGTTTGCGTCCCATCGGATCTGAAAGTTCAGCGATGGCCGGCAGGTTCAGCACCTTCCACTTCGACGCTTCCTCGCGGTTGTACGCGGGGTTGTGTGGATCAGTTAGGCGCCCAACTACGTCGTCCTCGTTCCACCGGGTCATCACGAGCACGACGCATGAACCGGCGCGCATCTGGCGCGTGAGAAACACTTTGACGAACCAGTTCCATATCTTCTCGCGCATGGTCGGCGAGTCCGCTTCCTCGGCGTCCTTGATTAAGTCGTCCGCGATGAGGAGGTGTCCGCCTCGACCGGTCGAACTACTGCCGCGACCGACGAATGAGAGTTGGCCATTCGCCGCCGTCTTGATGCGGTCGGAGGCTTGCGCGCCGGTCTTCAATTTGCAGAGCGGGAAGATGTCTTGATGGCGCGGGCTTCGGAGCACGTCACGCACGTCGCGCCCGATGTCGCCTGCATAGTCATCGTTATAGGTCGCGATGATCGTGGAGCGGTACGGATCACGGCCGGTGAACCATGCCGGGAAGAACTTGCTGATCTGCTGCGTCTTGCCGTGGCGCGGCGGCATCGTGACGATCAACCTGGGCCATGTGCCACGGTCCACTTCTTCGAGCGCAGCGGCGAGCACGCGATGATGCTTCGCCACTTCGTACATCGACTGCGACAGGTCGTCGGGGTCGTCGGGCGAGGGCATCATCAGTTGGCAGTACAGAAGGAAGTCGTCCTTGGCCTTGCGCAACACGCGCAAGCGCTCCAGCGCTTCCAGTCGCGTCTGTAGCGTCTGGATTCCCTTGTCCTCGCTGTCATCGACCACGGCCGGCGACGGCAACGCGACCTCACCCGCCACGGGCGCGGCCTTGCGCTTGCGCGGCACCTTCGCGGCGGCAGTCATCGCGAATCCTCTACGGGGCCGATCCCCTCCGCCCACACGCCGAAACCCAGCCGCGAGGCAAACGGGTTCGGCGTGCTTTCGTCTTTGCAGACGCTGGGCGAAGGGGCCGGCACTTCTTGTACTCCTGCAAGATCGCTCGGCGTCTGCTCTTCAGGTTTGTGGATGTGGCAGCTCGCGAAAATGCACAGGAGGAGGGTGACGTGCGGCGCGCGTCCTTCCACCGACAGCTCGCCCGGCGTGCGCTCCACGGCGCAGCCAGCGAGTAGCGGTAGCGAAGCGATGAGCGCCGCGACGTTCATGAGGGCTGCGTCGGCTCCCCGGTCTGACCCATCACAGGCGCGGGCGGTGGAGCCAGGACGACTTGCCCGGTTGCAATCGCCTGCAACATGCCAACGGCAATGTCGTACTGCTCGCGCTGCGCGCGGGTGTGGGCTACGTCATCCAAAAACTGCAACGCATAGGCGGCTGCCTGCTGCGGGTTGATGGAGACCTTCTGCTGTTCGCTGTCGTGTCCGTTCTTCATGGTTGCCTCGCGTGTGGTGTTAAACGTCTCGCTCTGCGTGGAAAACAATCGTCGCCGTGTCTTTGACAAGGCCGTCCGCGTCGTTGCGGATTTCAAGGGACATCGTGGCGTCTACGCCGCCCGAGCCGCCCGAGAGCGTCCAGAGGCGTGAGGTGCCAAGGTTGAGCCACGTCGCGAACGTGCCGCTCGTGAACGTGCCGCTAACTACCGTTGCTCGCACGGAGTAGGCCGACATATTGGTTTGTGGCGTGATCCACGAGCCTCCGCTGCCAACCGTGTTCGTTCCCAGCGTCAAGTTGATGAAGCCACTGGAGTTGAGTTGGTACTGCGCGATGCCGGCGCTGCCGCTGTTGAAGGCGTTGGCGTTCGCGTTGGGCACGTTGATCGTGTTCGACGCTGCGGCGATGTTCTGGAATATCTGCGCGAGGTCATTCGCGCCGCTTTTGAATCCCGTATCTGACACGGCGACCGCAGCGCCTCGCGGCTCGAAGCGCTGACTCAGGTCTACGCCACCGTTGCTCTTGAAGTTGACGTTTGCCGCAGCCGCACTGGTGCGCGCCTTGAAAATGACATCAAGGTCGCCGCGTCCGCTGACTACGTATCCGGTCGTCATATCAGGGCGTCGGGGTGAAGATGGCGGTCAGCGTCGCGAACACGTCATCCATCGTCGGGCAATACTGATCGACTACCTTGCGGCCGGGATCGCTGAAGTTGGGCAACTGCTTCACCACGAATCCCTGTGGGAGCGCGGGCCAAACTACCGCCTCTTGATTAAGCAGCGGGTTAGCTGCCGCGTCCGCGATGGTCGATATGTCGAAGACCAGCGGTTGATAGCCGGGAGGTGGCGTCCCCTCCGGGTTCACAGCCACAAAGTATTGATCGAGGTAATAGATCGTTTCGTTGAGGTCGGCGGCGAACACCCACACGGGCGGCGGGTGCAACGTGTCAGTGGTGGCCATGAGCGTGTAGCCATTGGCGATGTATCGAACTGTTGCGGTTTTCATGCGGCCTCCAGATGTTCGTCCTGCCATGCAGCGAGCAGGAGGATGGCGAGTCGGTCATAGGCCACGGTCTTGCCGTCCGAGAGCTGCGGGCAAACGTCGTGTACTTCTTCGGCGATGAGACCTAACTGTTCGCGGTCGTCGCCGTCGAGCAGCCGATAGAGGAGAGGGCGGAGGCGCGCGAGAATGTTCGCGGGTCTGGACGGTGTTCCGGTCTCGCGTTTGAGGGCGCGCGATGAAGTCGTGGTAAAGCCCACGGCTTGCACGGTGTATTGCGAGACCGCGAGGACGCTGGTCGAGCGAAACAGCAGCCAGTTGGCATCCCCGTTCATATAGATGCCGGCGGTGGCGTTGTTTGACATGAACACGGGCCGCAGTCCGCCGTCATCGACAGTGAGGCCGTGATAGCCACCCGTGACACCTTGGACCCAGAATGAGCCGTATGACTGCGCGCCGTGATTGGGCCGCATCACGTTGGCGCTTGCCGCATCGCGCAGACCGAACTCACTAACTAGCCATGTGTTGCTGCGAATATCCAAGGACGAATACACGCCGCTGCCATAGTCGCCGCTGTTGTTCAGGCGTAGATAGCCGTCCGCGTTGTCTCGTATCGCGTCTTTACCGAGCATCCTCAACTGCGCGTTGCCGGGGCCAGAAATTTCACAACTGGCGCAGTTCAACTGCAACGCTAGATAGGTGCTCGTGCCACGGTTGTAGGCGAGCAGGGAGGCGACGGTGGCAGACCCCATGCTGATTTCAAGGCTTGGCGCAAGGGCTGCGCCCGTGCCTCCGCTGTACGCGCCCGTGATCTGCAACGAGCCGTTCTGCGTGAAGCGCGCCGCTTCGCTGAGGCCCGAGTTCGTTGTAAAAACAATGGGCAGGCTTTCCGTGCGGAACGCCAGCGCATCGAGCACGCCGCTGTTTATAAGCGCTGCGCCGTTTCCCACAAAAGCATATGGGGTGCCATTGCGTAGCAGCCGCAGGTAGTTGCCGGTCGCATTGGTGGAATTGATATTCAGCGTGTTGGGTGCAGCGCCGGAATTGATGGTCACAGCGCCGCCGAAAGTGGCTACGCCTGTGCCGTTGAAGTTGTACGCCGGGTTGTCGGTTGTGTTGCCGAACGTGAAGGCGTTGCCTTGAACGATGAACAAGTCTCGATTGCCCGAATCGCCACGGCGCACATACAGCGACGCCGCAGACGAGTCGCCAGCCGTGATGAGCGCGCCGTATGGAATGGCGGTGCTGTTAGTTACCTTGAGTGACCATTCAGCACTCCCGCCGACAATGTTGACCGGACAGACAGAGCCGCCCGGTGAAAAGAATGTCCACGGTCCAGTGACAGTGCCAGCGCCGGAGCCGAGAAAGGTATACGTCGGGTTGTTAGTCGCGTTGCCGAACTCCAGCGCGGAAACGGCAGCGCCGCTCCTGTAGACGGCCAGCCAGTTCCGAAGCGTGCCGCCGGCATCGTCTGCGATCTGAAATGTCCGAATCTGCGCTGCAACCGCATCGCGCCATAAGCGACTGCCGGAAGCCTGATCGCTTTCATCGAACCGCATTTCGGGGGTGCCGCCGGTCAACAGCAGCGGCCCGTTGTGAGTGGTCAGGCCCGTGCCGAGAAAGCTGTACGTCGGGTTGTCGGTTGTGTTGCCGAACGTCGTACCGCCGTTACCTAGGATAGAGAGGAAATTGCGAGTGCCTGACTGGCTAAGAACGTCCATCGCGGTGTCGGCGGCCGTACTGCCTGCGCGCACCCCCAGACCATACGACTGCCCCGACGTGCCGCTGCCGAGTAACACCGCGGTGTACTGGTTAGCCACACCGTTCGCAGTGATGGCGCGCCCAGAGGCCGGCGTAAACGTGTGGGTGGCCGTCCATGTCGGCGCTATGGCCTGCGACAGCGCGGGCGATGAGTCCGAGCGCGGTGCGGTGGTGGCTACGCCATTGACGGCAGTTAGGCCGATGACCCCCGTGGGGTTTGCGACGTTGACGGCCGGACCTACCGGCCCCTGAATTCCCTGAATGCCCTGAATGCCTTGCGGGCCGGCGGTCAGCGTCAGATTGAGCGTCTGTGTCGGCGCGGTGCCGGTGATGGTCGCGCTCGATGGCGTGCCGTCCGGGACCGTGGTGACAGTGCCGATGGCGAGCGCATTCGGCGGGCCAGCGGGACCGGCCGGACCAACGCCTCCGGTCGCGCCGGCCGGTATCTGCATGTTCAAGACTTGGTTAGGCGACGTTCCCGTGATCGACACGAGCGCGGCGGAGCCGGGCGCACCCGTGTTGACGGTGCCCACTGTCAGGGTGTTCGGTGGGCCGGCGGGACCGGGACCGCCCGTGATGTTTACCCAGCTCGCCGGATCACTCGGATCGCTGCGATCCACGAGCACGTAGGTTTGCGTCGGGCTGCCCCACGTCGCATAGGTCAAGCCGATCCCAAGATCGTTGCCGGGGATGGCGTCCCAGATGTCGAACGCTTCGCCGACATCCGCGCCAGCGGTGCCAAGGTCAATCGTGTCGGTGGAGTTGTAGTCGCGTGCGCGCAGCGCCCACCACTTCGCAGAGAACATTCCATCGTCCACGGCTTCGGGCCAGCCGGGAGGGGCGGGCGCGACCGGCGCGGCGAGATATTCGGCCCACTTGAACGCGAGTTCTTCATGGAGCTGCGCTTCGCTGACGCTGTTGATGACGGAGTTCGCGGCGGCGACTGCCACATCGGCGGACACGTCAGCGGCAAGGGCTTGATCGGTGGCGTCGGTGGCCGCGCCTTGCGCGATGCTCTGCGAGACGCCGGCCGCAGAAGCAGCACCGGAAGCGACTCCCGCGTCGGTCGCGGCGGCGGCGGCGGATGCAGCGGCAGCGCTCGCCGAAGAAGCGGCAGCTCCTGCCGAAGCTGCCGCAGCGGCGGCAGCCGCTTCCGCATCCGCAGCAGCGGCGTCGCCGATGCCGTCGAACAGTCCTGGCTGAAGTTGATCCGCACCAACGGATTCGTTGGCGAGTGCGCCGTCCGCGCGCTGTATGAGCGCGAGGTTTGTCTGCGTCGCCGTGAGCGCGTTCGCTACCGCGTCGTATTCGGTGTCAAGTTTATCGCCGGGCTTCGGCTCGCCGGGATTCAGCGTCTCGAAGTCCGTAAACGAATACGCGCGAACGTAGGCCGGGGGATACGCCATGACCGCTCCACCCCACACCTGACACTTGCACCCCGCGCGGACCCTACTCCGCGCGCCGACAGGTGTCTACAAGAGCAGGTCCGTCACCAGTAATAGACGTGCGGCTTCTTGTAGTCAGGCCAGAGAAACGAGTCGGGATCAGCGCCGCGCAATACGAGCTGCGCGAGCTGCTGTGAACGGATGCGAGCGGGCTGGATCGTCATCTCATGCGTCCAGTAACCGGGTTCGTTCATGACCAGCCGGCCGGTCTGCTGCCACGGGCGGCGGATGTATTGCGGGGACATGTGCTGCAACAGGATGTGCAGCTTGCGCAGCTTGGCCACCGCGATCTGGTGGCGGCGAATGGAACGGGACATAGAGCCTCCTTCGGCTTACCTATGTCACGGCTGCGACTCCGTACTTGGCGCGGCGGTCGGGGCAGGGGCGGGCGCACCCTCCGGCGGAACCTGCGGGGCTTCGGTCACAGCGATAGTCGTGCAGCGGCCCATGTACATCGCGACGCCGATGAGCACGGTCATCACATCTTCGACGGTCTTGTCTGCGAACTCCGCCACCTGGGCAAGCGCGGACAACTGCGCGCGAGGCAGCGTCAGGTTCACATTTACGTACTTGCGCGCGGGCTTTCTCGCGCGCTTCTTCGCCCTTTTCATGGAAAATCCTCGAAAGGTCCGTCTGCTGGCGGGGTGCTCAAGATTCTCTCTTCCTCGTCGTCCATCGCCTTTTTGTCGGCCGGCGTCAGGTACACATCGATGCTGTCGTTCTCGTGCCCGGCGATGAGCGCTTGCAGCTCCGCGCTGCCGCGCGCCACGTCTTCCATTTTCCAAAACAGGTCGTAGTGCAGCTCGATGTTGATTGCGCATTCGGCAATGGTAGATAGGCCCATCGTGTAACCCATCTGCGCCAGCCCCTTCAGCGTGAACTGCGGCTCAGTATTTACGGACACCGCCGTCCTCCTTGGCCCACTTCGCCTGACACTCCACGCACGCCCATTGATCGCCTTCTTCGGGGTCAATGGCATCGGGCGCGCACAGCTTTCCGCAGAAGTCACACGTCTGCTTGAACGTCTCCGGAAAGTGCTCGCGCTCGTACTCCATGACTTCATCGGCGAGTCCGTTCAGCTCGCGGCCCGCGTCGGTTGCTGGCTCGGGGTCTTCCATCATGAGGATGGTCAGGCGCTGCAACTTCTCGTCGTACTGTGGTTTGGTGAGCATGTTAGGTCCCCTTCGGTTCGCTGCCTGTGGTCGGCTCCTGTAAGGGCGGTTTCCTCGAGCCGGGCCAGTGGCTCGCAACGCGATGCGCCAAGCATTCGGCGAACACGGCGCGCACCTCATAGGGCTGCGCGCTCGCATTCTGTATCGCGACTTCTGCCAACCGCTCGTTGGTCACGCCGGTATCGTTCGACATTCCCTTGTCCTTCATCGCGACAAACTACTCCCCTCGAACTTCTTGGCGCCTACGGGGGCGGTCGCGTAGTTGACGAGGCTTTGACCCAACATGCTCGCCTTCATCGTCCGCAACGCGCCAAACGCCTCGTCGTTTTTCTCTTGCCAGTCGTGTGTCACATTCGGCGGCAGTGTGCCCCGTGGCCGCGAGACTTCGGCGCATTCCGCCGCCGTTTTGTCGCGCGGCCTCATGCAAAAGGGCGGACCAGTACCTCGATGCGACTGCGCTCGATGTCGCGCGGAACTTCCCCGTCCATCACCGCTTCGATGGCTGCGGACTGATCGTCGCGCGCCACGACGCACTTGGGACCGAATACCAGCTTTTCGCTGGCTCCGTCCTCTGATTCCTTTTTCGTCGGCTTCTGCAAAATCGCTACTTCAAAAAGGGGCATAACTACCTCGCGTTGTTTGGAACTATCTACCCATCACGAAATGGTACTGGTTAATCACCCACTCGCGGATCTTGTTCAAGCCTGCGCGCGAGCTACCGTCAACGAGGAAGCCTGAGTCATACACATCGTCGCGATCCGCGCCGAAGGGGAACGGTGCGTGCCAATCTGCGGTCGGGTTCTTCGGGTCGAGCGATAGCGTGGGCAGCGCCGGCCAGCCGCCGGCTTCTTCGACTGTGTTGACGTACTGACCGCCGTCGAACGGCACGCCGCGAATCGCCGCGTCGATCTGATCCAGCACCTTGTTGACGCCGCCTTGATATAGATAGCGCCGCGCGGGCATACAGCCCACGGTTTCGCGCATGAGCTGCGAGAAGGCCAAGCCCTCCTGCACGCGCGGGGAGAGCGGATCGGCGCAGGGCTTCAACGTCCCGTCGTAGTTGGCCCCGAGTCCCTGCGGCCATGCGCTACGGCGCACCGTCGAACGCAGGTAGTCCTCGGGCTGGCTGGTGAAAAAGCCCTCTTGCGAGGCCGGACTCGGCCAGCCAAAGCAACTGTTGTTAGCCGAGTGGCCTGTGGAGCCGGGCGTCACGGTCAACACCTTGGCGAGTACGATTGAGTCGTTCTGCTCAGGCCCGCGCACCGAGACGTTGCCGACGCAGTTGCATTGCATGGTGCGGCCTTGCGCCTCGTTGTGATCGCCGTTGTCGGAGATGTTGAGCGCGACGCCGGCCGCGACGTGCGGGCGGCCGTGGTTGTAGTGCAGGTTGTTGATGTGCGCGTGGTTGGGCGTCGCCACCAGCGGGTTGCGATCCGTGGTGTGCGCGTAGAGGGATTGCATGGTGAGGGAGTAGTCCGCCTTGCCGCTGATGAGATGCCCATAGCCATGATCGACGCCTTCGGCATGATTCGGATCGTCCGGCATGGCGAAGTCGGGCGGCGTGTGCAGCGGATCGTAGATCGCGCCACGAATCCACGAGCACCCTTGAGCCTCGTACCAAACCTGCACAGACTCATCCATCGAGAATCGCGCATCGCAGTTGATATGCGCGATTCGATTCACATCGACGGTGCTGGAACTCGCCTGCAAGCAATCGCGCTGGTCGGCCTCGAAACTCTGCCCCTCCATTGTTGGCTGGTCGCCGACCCACGAGGCCATGTGCCAGATGCGAGTGTTAGACCCGCGCATGTTCATCGAGGTGCATTGGATGATGAGGCCCGCGCCGGGAGCTGCGTGCCCCACGTAGTCCAGGTCGCCGCGACCATCGGGCGCGTTAAGGCCATCTCCATGATAGGCGTAGCCACTCTCTAGCGGCAGGACCCACTTGCTGAACTCCTCGCCCTGATCCGCGTACTGCACCCACCAAAGCGTGCCCGCAAAGACGTTCGGCCCCAGCTCCGGCACGGAGCCGCCTTCCTTCACGTTCTCGCGCGAGGTGATGAGATAAATCTTGCTCGGCTTGTCGCCGTTGCTCACATCGAGACCGGGGCCACCGACGCCGGGCAGCGCCGAGAGGTATGGGGTGTTCTGATAGGGCCATGAATACTTCACGCTTTCTCCTTGGATGCGCGGGCGCGCTCTTCGCGCTCCTCGTCCGCATCGACAAATAGTTGGAAAACCTTGCGCTGTCGCTCCACTTCGTCCTTCAGAAACTGCGGACAATCGACTTGCCGATAGGTGAGCTTGCGGGGATCGGCAATCGTCGGCATGAGGCACGCGCCGCGCGCCGCGTCATGCGCGAATATCCCCAGCCGCTCGAAGAAATCCTTGCGATGGTTGTGATGCGGCTCGCGCGCCACGTCCTCCTCAAGCGTGGACGGGAAGTAGCACATCGTTTCGGCATCGCAGCCGCCGGCCGGAAAGCCGTACACCGCGCACGCATATTTTCCGCCGCGATCCGCGTTCTCGGCCCGCGCCATCGCATAGGCTTTCTGAAAGTCACTGCCGCAGTAGATGAAATACCAATGCCCGTTTTCATCTCCCCAGCGATGCGCCATTGCGATGAAACTCACACGCGGATCGGCCTTGTGCGTGTCACCCACGGATGTTTCAGCGAGGTGAGCAACCTCCGGCGATACAAAGTCAGCCGCCAGTCCTCCCTCATCGGTAGGCTCGTCAGGTGCCATGAGTTGCACTCCGGACAGCGGTACACGCGCGCCGTCATTCGACCCTTGCGCGCTATCTTCCCGGCAAAGCGCTTCGCCGCTGAATGCGAGTGATAGCAGACCTTGTGGCTGCTGCACTCCACACTCAGTCCCCCGGTTCATACAGTCGCTCTTCGCTTCTGATGGGACCGAACTGCTTGAACTGCCACACGACCGAAAGAGGATCGCCGTACTCGTTCACGCGCTCGACGCGGATCGCCTGACCCTGCACGTTGGTCTTGACCGCAATATCGACGGTCAGCGCCTTGGCCCGGCACACGTCGCACACGACGATGCTGGGCAGGTCCTTGACCGTGATCCTCGGCGGGTACACCGCAGGCTCCTTGCGACACACGAGACACAGCGGCGAGCGCTTTGGCGGCAACCCGTGCCGACGAAAGAACCCGCTCAGGCGGTTCCACTCATCGGACTGCGGATTGCCGACCGCACACTCGCGCAGGACGTATTCCTCCAGCGCATCGGCCGCAACCTCCGCCTCCTCATCGTTCAACTGCACGAGGCCGGCAGGCTTCTGCTGCACGCCGATCTGCGAGCGCAGGAACGCCGCGATGGTCTTCAATCGAGCCAGGTCAAGCACGTTCATGGCGTCACTCCCGCAAACCGGTAGATAGCCTGTTCGATGGTTTCCCGTGGAACACTCTTGCGCTTCGTGACGCGCGCATTTTTGCTGCGCTTCCGCAGTCCCGGACGCTTGCCGCGTTTCTTGCTCATGGCAGCTCCTTCGGCGTGAAGTAGCCCTTGCCGCTCATGCGCTTCTCGTAAATCGCGCGAGCCTTGGCGACTTCGGTGGGGCGATACAGCCTGCGGCCGTCTTCGGTGCGGGATGACTCTATCCACCCGTTCTTGACGTACAGCCGGATCGTCGCCTCACTCACGCCGACTTTGCGTGCAAGGCTCCCGGTCGTCTCAACAACAATTTCGCCCGTGTCCATGAGCAGCTCCTGTACGTCAGCATTCCTGCACCGCGTACACGCAGCGTACCTGCATCGACAATAGGAGGGCAGCACAATCGTTTGCCAAGCCCGTAGGTATTTTTCGCAGCGACGCGAACCCGGAGTTCCGCCTTCGGCGTCTGCGCTTCCGCTTTGCGGTTCAGAGAACCGGAATCAAGATCACTCGAACGTCGAGATGTGCTCGGCCAACTTCGTTGGCCCGTAGTAATCGAACCAACACGCCTCGGTCACGGCATGTGCGAAAAACGCATCTCGCGCTTCGTCCAGGCTCGGAGCGAACTGCCGACAGATCGGCCAGAGCATCCGCTTGTCCAAGCGTCTCTGAATCCACCACCACGGCAGACAGATCAACCGCAGCATCAGTAACCGGGACGGGCGGGGCGGATGGGCTTCGGGCGCTTGGGCTTGCTCATTGCTGCATTCCTTCGTGTGATCGAACGTGTGCCTGTAACTCGTACAGGGCCGCCATCAGCTCCTCACTCGCGTTCAGAAACCGACGTAGTGAGGCCAGCTTCTTTTCGTTCATCGGACCCATGCACTCCACCAGCATTCCCGTGTCGATCACCTGAGACAGATAGCGGATGCTCGTCATCATGTGCAGAACAGGATCGACAACGATCAGATGCTCGGGCATGAGGTTGGCCTTTTGAGGTGGAGAGAAATTTTGGGAGGGGGTCGAGTATTGATTTACGGCTCACGTCGCGGGGTGCGGCCGGGGGTCGCGGCGTGAAAGGAGCGCGCGGTCCATCGTTGCGCGTACCACTTGCCTAGAAGGGATGTGGTGACGCCACCTAAGTCATTGACTGCGCTGCACTCTCTCACTGTGTCACCGTTGTACCTGCCCGCCGTCTGGTAATTCGTGAATCTAACTCCGCTTTAGTGGCGTCGATCAGGGTCGATAGCTCGCTGACCGATAGCTCCCGGACATGCTTGACCGGTGCCGCGTGATCCCTCTTCAGATCGCCGGACACTTCGAGGGCCGTCCGGATGGCCAGGACATGAGCGCGCAAGTCCGTCTGCGGCTGGCGTAGAATTTCTTCGAGGCTCACCAAGGCTCGCTTCCCAAGCCGGCCAGCCCTCTCCGCTGTCATCTCTGCCACTGCGGCCCGCGTCTCCGCATCCCGGCAGAACGCTTGCACGTCTCTCTGAGTCTCGAAGCCTGCCTTGGTCCGCACGTAGCTCTGAGAGCATCCGGCGGCGAGTAGTGCGATGGCGAGCTGAGTGTCTGGTCCCGGTTGCTCAAGGTTGCGCGATGGCTCGACATCATCCGGCCAGAGTCGTGCGACCTCTTTTGAGTCTGTCTCAATCATTCTGAGTCTTACTCCCTTGGAGAACAGAGACAGTCTCAGAAGTATTCCAAGACTCAAACAGACTTAAGAACCAAGACAGTCTCAGAGGCTTCTGAGTCTTCATCCGTCCCGCCCCCCTTCCCGCGTGATGCTGCGCCCTTGTGCGTCGCGATTGCAAATAAGTATGACTGACGCTTGTAGACTTCTGTCGATCCGTGCTAGAACCCCGGTTGACCGGGAGAGCTTTGCAGGTAGAAGACGCAAAGCACGACCGGCACCTATCTACTTCAGGAGCTGAAAACATGTTGCTTACCCTTCTTGCCTGCGTTGTCGCTGGCCTCGTTCTGTCGCGTCCGCTCATCCGTGCCATGCGCCGCGATGCCGCTGACCTGGGCGTGATCCGTCGCACTGACTACCTGCGCACCCGCCGCGCCTCGCGTCTCTCGCGCGTCTCCTCGAACTCCTTCGGGGTGCGTCTGTGAGCGCCGCCGGTCTCCTTCAGTCCATCCCGGCGACCCCTCACAAGTGGAGCGGTGCCAAGACTCCGCCGGCCCTTGGCGAGCGCGTCACGATCACCTTCAACGGCCTCGGCGCTGGCGTCGTGGTCGGCTTCAAAGTCGTTGAGGGCTACTTGGGCGTTGCGGTGAAGCTCGACAGTTCGCCCGAGTGGCGAACAAAGCAGGGCGTTGCCGCCGACGTGCCCGCCTTTGTCTTCGGTGCCGAGCTGGTAGAGCAACGCGCGCCGGCCGTCGAAGTTCTGACGCGCGCCCCGTGGAAGTTCGAGGGCTTCAAGGCTGGCCAGATCATCCGCGCCCGTGACTTCGAGGACCGAGCCGAGCGCGGCGCGTGCTACGTCGAGGGCCGCATTGACATGGTTTGTCCGGAAGGCTCCGACCGCTACCCCTACGCGCATTACAAGATCGTGCCGACGCTGCGCGTATGGAACGGCTCCGCATTGCGCGACGCGATGACCGAGCCGCGCGAGGTTGTCATTGTCCCGATGGAAACGTCGATGGACTACGAGAACCGCGTGGAGCTGATCCCGGCCGGCTGGGGTTCCGTCACGGCTTGAGTCGTTTGACAGTCGCCGCCTAGCAATAGGCGGCTTCTGTGAACCGATTCACCACGACAGGAGCTGAGACCATGCCCAAGACTGCAAGCCAACAACGACAGGACCGCGAGCGCGCCATTGTGCGCGCCCTCATTCGCCACCTGAAACAGAACGGATGGAACGTGGACCGCGTGTATGACGGCGGCGACGAGGACGTTATCACCGGGACCGAGACCGAAGCCCTAGAGGCTGTCTTCGCGGTGGACGAATCAACGCTCTGGTTTAAGAACGCGGCCGGCAAGGATCACGGCGTCTATCTAGTGTGCGGCAATGACTCCGACATTATCTCGGACTACAACTATTCCGAAGACCCCGCCGACACGTTCCGCACTGCGATGGAGGCTTACTGCGCGACGCTGTAGCGCGCCACTTGATGCGCCTGGACATCCGGGCGCATCGGGGGGCGCACTTCCGCGACCCGATTACAGGAGCTGAAATCAAATGCAAAACGTAAAGACCGAAGTCAAAGGCAACACGCTGACGATTACCGTGGACCTGTCGCAGCGTTGCGGCCCGTCGAGCACGGGCAAAACGATCATCGTCGCGAGCAGCAACGGTAGCGCCAAAGTCCCCGGACACGAGGCGATCAAGTTTGGCCTGAACGTCTACACGGGCCGGGGTGCGCAGTGAGCCGCGCCCGTTGGGACTTGGCCAGCGTGCGCAAGGCGCGTGACGCGCACCTTCGGCGCGCACGCTTCGCGGCCCGCATGGTTCGCGAGACGCAAGGCGCAACGCGCGAAGTGTGGCGCGAGCATCGCCGGCAACACGTCAAGGCCGCGAGGCGCGAAAACTGGCTGCTGGTCGGCCAGTCGCGCGCCGTGTCGGCCTCGATGTTCTTCCGCAAGACGGCAGGCTTCCACGAGCGCGCCCGCGCCTAGCTAGTGGCTTGACAGTCGCCCGCGTGCCTCTGGCGCGGGCTTCTGTGAATCCATTGACTACAACAGGAGCTGAAATGTCTACGCGAGCAACTTACAGATTTGAGGCCGGCGACGTATCGCGCCGCGCGTCCGGGATGAGTCACGCGCCCGTCACCGTGTACATCCATCACGACGGCTATCCGGCCGGCGCGGCCTGCTACTTCTGGAACATGCACCACGCGACGAGCTACGACCGCACGCCGCTGGTTTGTTTCATCCGCGCGAACGAGCGCGCCGAAGTGACCGAGGGCCACGAGGCGCACGGCGACACGGATTACAGGTACACGTTGCGCGGTACGTTCCTGACCGCACAGAAGCGCGGGCGCGGCCTGTATGACGCAACGACATGGGGCGGAATCTTCGCGGGCGAATATCACGAATTCATAAACCAATACGGGCGCGGCCAGTGGGATGAGTTCGAGACATTGCGCACGGTTCCGGTCAACTATTGCGAGGGTTACGGCAGCCGCACCGAACTACTCACGCGCTCGCAGATCGCGACGCGCATCACGACCGCACGCGAGGAGCTGGACGCCTACCGCGCCCGATGGCCGGACGCCATTGGCAACATTCGCGGCCATGAATCAACGCTGTCCATGTGGGAACGCGCGCTAAAGGATTACGAGCTACAGGAGGAGTTCGACCGCGCGAAGCCCGCGAACGCCTAACGCTCTGACGAGGGCGGAAGCCCGAAACGCCGCGAGGCGTCAGCGTTTAACTAACAGGAGCTGAAACCGATGAGCGAACACAGAAGAAGCGCGGAGGGTGTCTGCCAGCGTTGCGGACATGCGCCAGGACGAGACGCGCCGGCCGACGTATGCGCGCCCCGCGTGGTTTACATCCCCTCGACACATACCGTGCAGGACTTCATTGCACCGAACGGCGTGACGTTTTACGGGCGCAAGACCTTGGAGCAATGCCAAGCCGAGCACGCGGACGCGGTTGTCATGGACGCGGACGAGGCTTACGCGCTCCATGAGGCACGCTTCCGCAACCCGGTCAGCGAAACGACCGAGGAGCGATTTAACTACGCGCTCGAAGTCCTACCGCCGGGCAAGTGGGGACATTACCAAGGGGGCGAGGCGTTCTATGTCACCGAGCGCATCACGGGAAATATCGTGAGCTGGTATTTCAAGGTGGCCGGCCGGTACTTCACGTTGGACGACAGCGCGGCCCCGCACCCGTCTACCTACCTCGAACGTGTGGCGGAGTTCATCAAGGCGAACCCCATCGCGGGGAATATGACTTTCACGCGCGTAACGCACTGACGAGGCCGGTAGGCCGAAACGGCGTGAGCCGTCTGCGTTTATCAATCAACAGGAGCTGAAGACAATGGGAACCTATTTCACACCGGGCGCGAGCAAGGCCGCGCTCGTCGCCGAACTGCTACGCGACAACAACGTAGAGGCGCACGACCTTTCCGGCAATCGCCTCTGGTGCCTGATTCCGAGCACGCGCGACGGCAAGCCGTGGAAATACGTTTGCCTGTTCAAACTGGTGGACGGCGGGCGCGATGGTTGGGGATACAAGCCGATCAGCGAAGACATGGGACCGTGCTACTACGATTGCCCGCTGTCATACGTGAAAGCCGTGGAACCGTTCGAGCCGCTGGCATACGCGCGTGAGTGGCGTGACAAGGTGTACTTGCACCACGGCCGCCAGCCGCCGAACAAAAACCAAGGGGAGATGTTCGCGTGATCGGCGGCACCCTGGCCGACCGTTACGCCATATACGTCGAAGCCATGCGCGCCCTTGGCCAGCCCGCGAAGACCTTCGATGAGTGGCTTAATTCCTAACCGCTGACGAGTCCCGCGAGGGGACGAAACGCCGCGAGGCGTCCGGTTCAAATACCAGCCCGAAAATATATTTTTCAGGCCGAGCGCGCGGCCGGTTCATTGGAATCGGGGCGCGCGTCGTGGCACTAGCTAGGTGACTATCTAGTCACTTTGGTAAAATGCCCTTGTCGCGTCACTTCGGCGCGATTGTTGTTTACTATCACAGGAGCTGAAATGACAGATGCGAAAATGGCGAAACTCGCGGCCGACCTTGAGCGCGCCGAGTCGAAGCTACTGCGGGCCATAACCCGCTGGATGAAACTCCGCCGGCAGGTAAAGGCGGCGGGCGTGAAACTCGACAAGGGGCTGGCCGAGAAGCTGGACAAATTGCCGGGCGCAATGGACGTGCGGAAAATGCCTATCACGCCGAAGCCGTGGCCGGGGAAAATCAAGGTGACGAATATCCCCGTGCGACAGCCGCGCAAATATCGGGGCAAGTAGGCGCTTGCCGGTTGCGCATCCGAAGGGGTGCGCCTCCGGGAATCACCAACAGGAGCTGAGAACATGCAACACGGAATCTGGATCGCGCGCCCCATCGAGGGGACTGCGCGCGTTGAAATCTTCGACGGCAAGGGCGAGCTGATCTGCGTCACCGACGACAGGCACGCGGCCGATATTGTGGACGCCTACCGGGCCGTGCAAACGATCCACGCGATACTCGATGAGGAGGGCGAGGAGTGGGACAGCGAAACCACGAGCGCAGTCGCGGAGGTAATCACGGGCTTGGGCTTCACGATCCGCGACCCGAACGACGCGCCCTATGGCGGGTGGGATCACGATGGAGCGGTGACATGATCTGGCTCGCGGCGGCGTTTCTCGGTGGCGCGGTCTACACGCACGGCACGACATCGAGGGTGTTGCTCGCCGTGTCGGCGTTCTGGCTGATCGCCGGCCTCTACGATATTTATCGCAAGGGTGGCAAATGACGCGAGGCGCGGAGCCGTAACCGGGAACAACAACGGCGAGATAAACCCCGCTCCGAGTAATCGGAAGCGGGGTTTACTTTTTCGGGGTCTTCGCGATTCGCGAATTGAGAAGACTTCGATTCAGTTTGTCGGCAGGCGTTTAGCGTCCGGGGATTTCGCCCACTCGATGCAGTTCGCCGCAAGCCGTTGCGCGTGAGCCAGGAGGGTGCGGCGCTTGGTCGCGCGGCCCTCAATCCCGCCAGCCTTTTCGAGTGCTTCAAGGGTCGCGGCGGCAGCGGCGAAAAACGTCTGTGCATGGGACACGCGCTCCGGCACCGTCCACTTGCGACCGGCCGAATATGTTTCCCAAAGGTCTACCAGCGGCACGCCGTCCCAGCCCTGCATTTTCAGGGTCAGCCCAAAATCGACTGGCGGGAAATTCGCGGGGTGACTTTGCTTTTCCATGTCCGCTACCTCAGTCCTTGAGTGGATGGTGCAGCCAGTAGGGATTGAACCTACGACCCACGCCTTGTCGAGGCGTTGCTCTACCGCTGAGCTATGGCTGCAAGGGCGCGAAGTCTACAATCGGTCAACAGTCCCGCGCGAGGGGTATGTATATGAGTAAGCGGCGGGATAATGGCACGCGATTGGCCGGTGAGAGGGGCGAAAATTACGCAAAGCCTACAGAAATAGGCTTTCCCTCACATTTTACCAATCCTTGACATGCACGGGTAAAGACTAGAGTCTACTGACACTTGTACGCTACTGCGTCTTAAATCATTGATTCAGTTGACTGGCTGTCAAATTACTCCTTCCCTCGTATTTCCTCAAGCACGCATTTTCTGTTTCGAGTAGTCTCGCTTTGGGCAGACGGGTTTACCAAGTTGGCGTGTACAAATGGTTGGCCGGTAAGGTCCCGCAGATAAGTGGTAACTAACAGGAGCTGAAACATGAGACCGGGGAAAACAATTCTCACCGAAGCGTGGCTACGCAAGGTGACTAAGGATCGCGACGAGAGCGCGTTAGGCGAGCACACCGATGGGGGCTGCCGAGGTTTGCGCATCTGGATCGCGAAAGATTTCGTGGTGTCCTTCTCGCTTCGGATGCGACTCAAGGGAGTCTCGAAGCGGTATCACGAGGAGCTGAAGCCGACCTATTGGAGTTCGGCGTTCACGCTCGCCCAGGCACGCGACGCCTGCAACATCCGTCGAGGCGAGCTGCGCCGCGATGGCCTCAAGCCCAAGGTCGAGCCGTGCGCTTTGGGTGATGCGCTCCCGCAGTACGTCAAGGCGCGCATGGCCAAGGACGTGCAGGCGAGCCGCCGTCGCGCGGACCTCCCTGAGAAGTGGGACGAGCACATTGGCAACGCCGAGAAGCCCGGCCGGTTCATGAAAATCTTCAAGCCGTTGCTCGGGACGCTTTGCACCGACCTCAACCGCGATCACTTCATGGACTGCATGGACACCTACGGCGCGCAGTGGGCCGTCGAGCGCGAGAAGGAATGGGACAACCGGGTACTGCGCCCGATGATGGTGTGCGCCATGCCGTTCCTGAACTGGTGCGTGAAGCGCAAGGGTCTGAACTCCGATGCCGTCGAGGGGCTGGTGCCGGAGGACTACGACCCGGATGAGCGTTACCTGTTTCCCGGCGAGTGGCAGGCGTGCGCGCCGCACATCGACGCGCTCAAACACGACTGCGGGCTATTCGTTCGCTTCGTGCTGCTGACGTGCGTGCGCTCCGAGCAGGCGCTGTGCATGGAGTGGCAGGAGTGCGGGTGGGGCAATGGGTTCCTGAAATTCACCGACGAGCAGGGCACCGAGCACGATGCGCTGATCTGGACCGTGCCGCGCGACAAGAAAGAGGGCGGCATGAAAATGCGCAAGAAGGGCAGCAAGCAGCTCCCCAACAGCGTGCTTATCACGGGCGATGCGCTGGTGATCCTCAAGCGACTGCGCGCGATCTGGGAGGAGGGCCAGAAGGATGCGAAGAACGCAGGCTATGCCGGGGTGTTCACCAAGACGATGAAAAAGAAGTGGCGCACGGCGCGCACCGACATGCAGCGCGGCATCGAGGAGGAGGCCGGCTGCGCGCGGTGGGATCGCATGGCACTGCGCCACACGCACGCGACGTACCTGCGCCTCTTGGGTTGCCCGCCGGCACTGGTGTCGATGAGCATGGTTCACTCGGCCGGCAAGCAGCACGTCGCGGGCGGCAAGGTGTTGGTCGCGGCCGATGTCACGACGCGCTACGTGGGGCCAGTCGCGGCGAAACGGTTCATGACGAATGATCCGCTGGCGGCGCTGGGTCCGTGGCACCTGAGACTTCACAAGCTGTTTCGGGACATGGAGCGCGGCAACGTGCATTCGGTGGAACTCATGTCGATCATCGCCGACCTTCGCACGGATGCGAGCGCGGTCAACATGCGCGCCGAGCACGGGATCGCCGAGCGGTTCGTGGACGTGAAGCCGACACAGTTGGTCGCTGTCGGTTGATTCAAAACACATCGCTGGAGCGAACGAGGCCGCCTACGGGCGGCCTTTTTCGTTTCATGGGGTTTCCCCTTACGTACTCTTATCCACGCCTGTACGTTGACTGTCGTGGCCGTGTAGGCGTTGAATGACGGCTTCCGCTGCCCACCAGAACCACCGCGAGGGGACAACAATGGCCGTCGTTGCATCCGATAAGTTTACGAGCAAGGAGCTGTGCGCGCGTTACCGCTGCGCTCAGGTCACGATCCGCCGCAAGGAGAAGCGCGAGGGGTATCCGCGCGGGGAGAAGTACGGTCGCAACATCATTTACCTCAAGCAAAAAGTCTTCGAGTGGGAGCGCATCCACATGCCGAACATCCTGATCGAGAAGGAACAGGACGACGACTCGGCGGAGTGGGATCGCCGCCGCCGCCGCTACCTCTTGGAGAAGGAGGAGCGCGAGGCGAACGACCGGGATAAAAAGCCGACGCCCCCGCCGAAGGGGAAACGGCGCAGGGGTCACTGATCTGTCAGTCAGTTCCCAAAAAAAAGGGGGCCGCATGGCCCCCTTTCTAATTGCGAAATTCAATCTACTTGTCGTGACCATTCCCCCCGCTGTGCTCCTGCTCGATCTGCGCAAGCAACTTGTAATGCTTGAGAGCGTCTTCGAGGGGCAGGGGCATTTTCACCACCAGCAGTTTGTATCCTGGCTTCGAGTGATCGCGCATCTCAAGCACGGTCTCTGAGACCGGATGCGTCGGCAGCAAGTCAGTCGGCTTGCACTTAAGGACCGCACACAGACGAGCCAAGGTCTTAGGACCGGGCAGGCTGCGCATCGTCGTGTAAGTAGAAATGGCGTCCTTGGATAGTTTGGACTTTCGAGCCAGTTCAGCGCCGGAGATTCCGAGTTCCTTCATCTTCCCGACCAGCGCATCGCGGAAGAATTTTCTATCCGTGGGGACATTCATCATGTCGTCAGTTCTTCTATTCAAAATACACAGCTCCTGTTTTCATCATGTAAATCCGTTTTTCGTTCCTTGTTAGGTGGATTTATTCAACCAGTATGGGGTTGATTCGCTAAGAGAGCCGTAGGCACTCTTAGGAAGGCATTGGAAGCCTTTCATATGACCCTTGTAAGACACTCGCTTCAAACGTAGGAAGGTCTTGGTCAACATACGAGCATTTTGCTCCTTCCTACGGCTACTTACAGCTAAATCTTTTTAGGCATCAATGACCTGATTTGAGTCGATTTGCCGGTGTGCGCAGTCAGTAGGAGCGTGTTCCCGCCCGTATGGGGTCAGTCAGGGGAGCACAGCGATGGCCTACGAGATTCGTTTTAACTACGAGAAGCTCCAAAAAGACCTGGGCTTCCTACCGACCGATGTCCCACGACTATTTGAGGGCGTCTTCGGCGAGAAGATTTCTAAGGCAGCCGTCTACGCTTGGTTTGCCCGAGAAAGAATGACGGTCGAGCGACTAATTCAGATTCTGACCATCGTTCGGATTGAGACCGACCGAAAGCTAGATGTCTGGAAGTACGTAGAAGTCACCCGGCCCGCCGGCCAGCGCAAGAGCGCCGCCTAATGCGCCTCCCCATCGAGAACAAAGAGCACTGGCACGAGCTGCGAAAAAGCCGCATCGGAGCCAGCGAAGTAGCAGCCCTATTTGGCTGCGGCTACCAAACCCACTTCGAGCTGTGGCACGAGAAGCGTGGCGATCTGGAGCACACCGACTACAGCGACAACGAGCGCGTGGTACTCGGCCGGTGCCTTGAGGCTGGTATCGCTAACGCCGCTTCGGCGCTCTACGCCTACGAGCTGCGCAAGTGCGAGGACTACTACGCCGATGACGAGGCCCCAGGCTTAGGCGCGACGCCCGACTACTTCCTAGTTCGCGAGGGCGGCGAGTTTCCGGCCGAAGTTAAGAATGCTTCTTGGGGGTCCTTCAAAGACGACTGGATCATCCATGAGGACGGCTTTGTCGAAGCCCCGTTGCGCTTCCAGCTCCAAGTGCAAACCCAGCTCGCCTGCACGGGCGCGAACTTCGCGTTGCTCATCGCGTTGATAAGCGGGGATCGGCTGGTTCGCTGCGAGATGCCGCGCCACGACCAATCGATTGCCGAGATACGCCGCCGCGTCTCCGAGTTCTGGCAGTCCATCGAGGAGGGCCGCGAGCCGCCGGCCGAGATGCCCGCCGACATGGCCACGGCCAAGCGGGTGTGGAGCGCGGGCGAGGGGAGCGTGGACCTGCGCGGCGATCCGGATGTCGAGCAGTGGTTAGACCAGCTCCGTGAGCTTCGACAGGTGCGCAGCCGCGTCGAGGCCGACGCCGACGTGATCGAGGGCAAGGTCTTGGCGTACTGCGTGGACAACCGCTACGCGGCTATCGCGGCCAACGGCGGGCGCATCTCCTGCAAGCAGCGCGCGGCCAAGCCCGAGCACACGCGGGTATTCAAAGCGCAGCCGTCCAAGGTCGAGCTTCGCATCACCACCAAGTAGGTGCCCGATGAACACTGCCCGACAGATCGATTGGGTGGGCGACGTGCCCGCGCCCTTTGCGAAAGGCTCCGACACCTCGCGCGAGGCCGCTGCCTCACTCACCAACTCGGCGACCCTGCGCGAGAAGGTGTATCGCCTCATCGAAGCTCGCGGCGAAAGCGGGATGACGGATCAGGAAGTTCAGGCCGCACTGCGCATCCCGCCGAACGTCGAAACGCCGCGACGCTGGGAGCTGGTCAATGCCGGGCTGGTCCGCGACTCCGGCCTGCGCCGCAAAACGAAATCCCTGCGCAACGCGACGGTGTGGATTTCGACGTTGCTGGTTCGGCACGAGTGATGCGCTCCGTAGCGGACATGCTGACGTGCCCACAGTGCGGCAAGACCAAGCGCGCGGAGTACGCGGTTTGCTGGCGCTGCCACAAGCTCGACGGCGAGAAGGCGGAGTACCGCCGAGGATTCGAGGAAGGCTTCAAGGAAGGCTTGGACAGGGGTCGGTTGGAAGGCATTACCGCGTTCCAGCTCGACACGGCGATGTGGCGGCGACTACTGCAACTGTGCCACCCGGATAAACACGCGAACAGCGATGCGTCGCTCAACGCCGCCAACTGGCTCAACTCCATTCGGCCGCTCCTACTGGAGAAGTACCAGTGAGGCGTCGCCGGCCGAAACCTGGCCTACGTTGGTTGCCCGACGCCGCGCGCAAGTGGATAGACGGCAGTGGCGCAGTCGAGATGATCGGCCGTCAGCACGCGCTGTACATGAATTTGGATCTTGGCCCCGAGCCGCCGCTGGTCTACCGCGAGCAGCAAATGCAGAAGGCCATTGTCCAGTACATCGACAAAGCCTATCCGCAGATCGGCTCGCTGTGCTTCCACGTCCCGCTCGAACTACTGCGCCGCGAGAACCACACGGCCGGAATGTTTCACGCACTCGGCGCGCGTTCTGGCGTCGCCGACATCGTGATGCTGGTGCCGCGCGGCGCATACCACGGGCTTGTCATTGAACTGAAAGTGCCGCCGCGCCGGCCGACCGACAGCCAGTGCAATTTTCTCGAGCTGGCCCGCGCCCAAGGCTACGCGGCGTGCTGGTCCGATTCGATCAACACCGTCATCCGATTCATCGATGTCTATCTAGGTCTGCCGCCGCGCGCCACGTTGGCGGAGCTGACCCCACCACCGCTAGGGGAAAACCATGAACTCCGTCGTCGCCCAAAAGCCCGCGCAAAAGCCCATCGACCTGATCCGGACCCAACTCCATCTGCCGTCGATGCAGGAGGAACTTAAGAAGGCGCTGCCGCCGCACGTCACCGTAGAGAAATTTCTGCGCGTGGCCATGACCGCGCTCCAGCAGAACCCCGGCTTGGTGAACATGGATCGCAACAGTCTGTTCGCGGCCGTGGTCACGTCGGCGCAGTTGGGTCTCCTGCCAGATGCGCAGTTGGGTGAGGCGTACTTCGTGCCGTTCAAAGGCAAGGTCACGCTGATCCCCGGCTATCGCGGGTTACTCAAGCTCGCCCGTCAGGGTGACATCGGCTTTGTTGAGGCGGAGCTGATCCACGAGCGCGATGAGACGACCTTCGTCCTGGGTGACGATTCCCGGTTCGAGGCGATTGTGAACTGGCGTGATCGCGGCGAGCCGGTGGCGGTCTACGCCGTGGCCAAGTTTCGGGACGGCACCATCGCGGCCCGCGTCGTGATGACCAAGGCAGAGGTGGACACGATCCGCTCCCGCTCGCAGGCGGCGAACGGCCCGGCGTGGTCGGAGAACTGGCCGGAGATGGCCAAGAAGACGGCGCTGCGTCGGCTCTTCAAGTTGCTGCCCATGTCCACGACCGCGAGCAATGCCTTTCGCCTCTCCGAGCTGCACGAGGAGATGAACAAGCCCGGCCGGATCATCGAGGGGCAGGTGGTTGCCGACGAGGAGCCGCCGGCTCCAGAACCCACGGAGGCGAAGCCACGACGCCGCAGGACGGCGCTCGATGACATCAGCCCCGGCACGGAGGGTCAGCCGACAGACCACGTACAGGCGTCCGGAGAGGCCGACAGCACCGACCTGACGGTGGACCCGGACACCGGCGAGGTGCTGGGCCGTGGGCAAGCGCAGGGTTGACCGGCTGCCGAAAGCCCCGCCGGTCGTCATGGAGACATGCGGGGTATGCCGGCAGCAAGGGGTAGTTGCGGTGGACGTGTGGCCCTACTGGTGGGGACCCGCCATAGCGCACAAGTGGTGTCACCGACCTTGTGCAGAGCAATACCTACGCGCGCTAGTTGCCGCTCAACGTGCCCGAGCAGTTGAGGGTGACAAACCAGCGGACCCGGCAACGGGTGTGCGTGTAGGTGGATCACGGAAGGTTCCGGCACATGGAGACATGGCGCGGAAGGTAAACCCAAGGAGCTGATATGTCGAATGTCATCCAACTGAAGAACGCGGCAAAGATTCACGGCTGCGACAACATCGTGGCCGAGGTCGTCACCATCTCGCCGACCGACGCAACGAACTGGCTGCGATGCAACGAGCACAACCGGCCCGTGCGCAAGAACCACGTCAATTTTCTCGCGAGCGAAATCAAGGCGGGCAATTGGCAGGTCAACGGTCAGGCCATCGTCATCGCCGACAACGAACAGGTGCTCGACGGCCAACACCGGTTGCTCGCCATCATCGAGGCCGGCCAGCCGATCAAGACGCTGGTCGTCTACGGGATCACGCCCGAAGCCTTCAGCACCATCGACACGGGCGCGGTGCGCTCATCCGCCGATGCGTTGTTCCTGCACTTCCACGAGTACGCGCAAGGCATCGTCAGGGCGGTCGCGACGGCCGTGCCCTGGTTGAAGCAACTGGAGCGCGGCGCAATGCGGACGGGTGGCAGTAGCAAGGTGTCGAACACCGAAGTCATCGCCTATGCGCAGGACCATCTGTCGCTCTTCGAGCGGGCCGAGCGCTTGCAGTCCTATCCGAAGGACAACCGGCCGTTGTCGGTGGGAGTCGGCACGGCGCTCTACGAATACTTTGGCCGGCGCGACGAGGAAAAGGCGGACAAGTTTTTCCAAGACCTTTATACGGGCGAGAACCTTGAGCGCACCGATGTTGAATGGGTACTGCGTCAGGCGTTCGCGAAAGACTCCCAGCGCATCACGGCCAAGCTCCAGATGAGTATCAAGGTTCGGATGTGCATCAAGGCGTGGAACTGGCGGCGGCGCGGAATGGACGTTGCGACGTACCAAACCATCAGCGTCATGCCGAGCGAGGACACGCGCCTCATCATCCTTTAGAGGATTTACAATTGAAGACTGAATACTCCGAGTTCGCCTCGCACTACGTCGCGGCGAGACGCCGGCAAACCCAGCAGCCGACGTGGCTTGAGGTGGCGGCGGCTTACGACCAAGGTTTGACGCACGCCGTTGCCGTGACGCCGGCAAAGCGCCAGCACCTCATCCGCTACTTGCGTGCCCTAAGGGTGGTCAACGCGGCCAGGACGACGCCATGAGCGCTTCAAAGCTCAACCCCAATCTTTTCCACGGCCTTGAGCGCGATGGTGGCTATCTATATAGAAACGAAAGGCCGACCTCCACGACCTCGCCGCACTGGCGCGGAAAGATTTGGCTCACGGGGATTGGTTGGTACTGGCTTTCCGCTTGGGAGCAGGATGTTAAAACCGGTCTATTTTTCAAGCTGCGGGCGCAGGAGATGACCGACGCCCACGCGATTAAGTATTGCGCCTACAAAGATAGGCCGCAGCGAAATGCACCGGAAGCGGGCCAGCGTCAGATCATTCTGCCGGAGCCGGGTGGCGAGAATTCCAGCGATTCCGATATTCCTTTCTGATTGCCATTTCAACAGTTAGTACATAAATATATGCCGTAGGTTGAAGGAACTGCCGCAATGCCGTATTTTCCGACATGCGTCAGTCATCACACGTACAGGAGTTGCATTGATGAAAATGATCTGCGAAGTCGCAGGATGCGGCGAAGAGTTGTCGGAGGGGTGCGGATCAAAAGGAGGGCCGATGCTATGCGATAGCTGTCGCACCAGCTCTTACTACTGGAAGAAGCAACCTCTTAAAGCAGCGCGATACAGATTCCTGCGGCTCGATCTATTCAAACATCGTCTCGAACACTACGACCCGCGCGTAGCCGAAATAATCAACAACGCAACAAAGTCAGTCGCCGACACCAAACGTCGAGCGCAAGTGGCCACTGCCAATTCCGCACGCCATTAACTTCTTTTCACCCACCACAGGAGCTGAGATATGAAAGAGACCTTCGGTCTCATTAACGCTAAGAATGCGAAGCCACCAAATCCAAAAGCATCGCCGAAAGATTTTCAGTGGCCGAGTCAAAGCGATCACGATGACAAGGTAGCGCAGAAGATTGCAGCGACGTTGCAGGAGCTGCTTCCAAAGCGCGGATGGAAACACACCGATCTTGCCCGCGCGTTGTACGGGGGGCAGGGGCCATACGACTCACCGAAGAATGTCGGCGCAACACGGCGCTGGGTCGTCGGCGAGCATCCGATACCTAATGCACAAACTGCCGGCTACATCGCCGAAGTGTTGGGCATATCAATGGCGCGGCTACTGGAGCCGGAGGGCAAGTTTGTCGAGTTCCCGGAAATGATTCGCGGGCGTTCAGACAGCAAGCGCTTTCCGTTCGACCCGAAGAAGAAAAAGAAGGGCGGCACGAAAGAGAAGCGTGCCTACGTGCGGCGCGTGCCGCTGGAGAAGGAGGCAGAGAAGGCAGTGGCTGCGGTCAACGGCAAGCACCGGGACGATAGCGCGTGGGTGCTCGCAATTGGCCTTACGCCACCTGACTACAAGGTCGCATCGTCTCCGGACTTTCCGGGCCACGACACCATGACCATCACGGCAACCTTGCCGCACTCCCGCGCAATGGCGATCCTGCATATTCTCCAGCACGAGGCACCAGAGAAGGCGGGATAAGAATGCGCGGTGTCACCACGGACCTGACGAGCAACCGTTACGGGAATCTACTCGTTGTAGGGATCGCGCCGAAACAAGGCGCGGGTTCGTGGTGGCACTGTGCTTGTGATTGCGGCGCGAGCTGCGTCAAGGCAGGCAAAGACCTGACCAAGCGCACGCCGGCAGGGTGGGTTCACTCTTGCGGCTGCCGGCCAGCGCTCACGAAATCGATTCACAAGCGCTTGCAGGCCCAAGGCCATCCGCGTCTGAAGCTGCTCCACACGGAACATCGGAAGCGCTGACACGCGCCGACCGGGGAAGGACTCCCGCATGTCGATTGTCATCGACGAGAACACCCTTGGAATCTGGTACGTCCATCTCGCGGACGACCTGGACCTGATGATTGCGCTCATGCGCGACGGAGAGGGCGGCTACAAGGTCAGCGGTCGCACCCGCCAATACGCATCGCCGGACGATCCGTGGGACGACAAGGACATCAAGCGTTGGTTCAGCGGCGGTATCAAAGCGAACGACGACGCGGACGCTGTGGCCAAGTCCCGGAACAACATGATCGAAATGGCGGGCAGCTACGCGGCCACCTTCGAGCCTGAAATGGTGCCGGCGATCTTCGAGCTGGTACGTGGCGAATCGTCGGTGGAGAAGTTCGCCGAGACGTTGAAGTCAATGCCGTGGGCACACTCGATGGAGGCCACACGGCATTGAGACCTGGCTGTAGGTCAGTGGTCGATGCCGGCCGCGCCCGTGAGACGCATGAGACACGGGATCAGGTGGATGAGTGCGAGCAGGATCACTGCCCAACACAGCGCGGGTTTGCCCGTCCGGCAGTGAAGCACTGCAATGACGAGCGCGACCAACGCGAGCAAGCAAAAGAACCAGAACATGAGACCTCCTTACGTGATGGTGCAGAGCACCGGGTCAGCGCCGATCACGTTGGGCGTTTTCGCGCCCAAACGTACCTCGTTGCTCGTGACCGCTGCCGTCAAGTGAGCCGAGCCGTTGACACGGCCGGCGACGATAGCGGCGGCAGTTCCTGCGAGCGTGCCGATGGGGATCGCAATGCCGGCGATGTGACGCGCAACGCCGTCGTCGTTCACTTCGTACTGCACGTCCACTACCTTCGCAGCGGCAGCCTTGCCCTCAAAGATGAGATTGAGGCCGGAGACTGTGACCGACAGCGCGGGGATCGCAGGCGGCACGACAGGGGCGGGTGCGCCGATGCGCGGCACAGCGGCAAGGTCCGCGACTCCGCCATCGGCGTCCGCGCCTTTGCTGACTGGCGATGTGGTGGGAGCTGCCGCGCCTGATCCTGGCTGGAACTCGCCGCCGAGCGATGGGGCGGTATAGGCCGCGTCGCCGGCAAACGCCGGATCGACAGGGACCGCAGCCGCATTGGCATAGCCGCCCGGAGCGCGTGCCGTATAGGCGACATCGCCGACGCGGAAGGGTGGGGTAGTTTGGTCGAGCATGGTTCCTCCTACGAAACCGAAAGATTGAATGCAGTGAGGACGCCACCCAGGCCGACGACGTTGACCGTGCCGCCGGTCCCGCTCGCATCGAGGCCGAACACAGCATCGATTGCGCTGCGCACCTTGGCCGCGATCTGCGAGCCGGTGTCGCCGATGAGAATGGCAATGGTGACTTGCTGCATCGGCCCGCCGTTGATTGCGTAGTCGAGCGTTACCGTGGCGTTGCGCGCGGCGGGTCCGCTAAACGCCGCGTTGCCGGTGTTGCCTACCAACGTGTTGCCGGTGACGGTGATCCCGGAGGGAGTCACGACGACGACGGCTGGCGGAGGGTTTGGGTTGTTCTGGTCGAGTCCCTGTGGCGGCGACTTGTGCCACGGGAACAGGTTGAGAAAGCTGGTGTTGTTCGCCGCGCGTCCGGGCCAAACGATCTGCGGGGTTGGCACGACCGGCGCGGTGACAACGACTATCGGCATTTCGCCGAGCGCCGCTTCGCCGCCATCGTCATACGTGGTGCCGAGTATCGCGGACCTGCCAACGCCGTATTCGCCGCCGAGTGAAGGCTTTGCGTAGGCTTTCGCGTCTGTGAACGCCGGATCGGTGAGCGTGGTGTCGTCCAATACGCCGCCCGGTGATGCCGCGACGTAGGCGGCATCTACCAGCTCTGGCGGAAGTGCGGCGGTGTCGGCGATGTGAATCAGTTCAAGGTCTCTCATTGTCCGTACCTCTTTTCTATGTCCTTCTGTTTCTTGTCTGCGCGAGCCTTCTTGCTCGCCGCACCGGCTGGCGAGGGCGGACGGCGTTTCGCCGCTGCCGCTTCCTTGGCCTTCTCGTTCGGGGTCTTGCCCACGGTCAGGTTCGCGAAGTCCTGCGCCGTGTTGTACGAAGTTAAATATGTGAGCGCGGCCCAGCCGAGCGGGCCGCGCAGCCCAATCGATTCGAGCACGCGCGGCGCAGCGGAATTCACGATCAGCCGATAGAACGCACGGGCGCGTTTCCGTTCGGCGGTGCTCGTGTGGTCGTTCGGGTCCTGCGTGTCCGCGAAGCCGTCATAGATGTCCTGCGCGGAATCGACGTAGAAGCCCATCGCCGCGCCCATCGCGAGCGTCGAGAAGTCTTTCTGAAACTTCGATTTGAAAATCAGGTTGTACAGCGGCGAGTAGCCGCCCGTTCCGCCGGCCGCATCGACTGCATTGAAGAAGCCCTTAACCGTGGCCAGCTCTTCGACGCGCTTCTCGAATTTGTCACGATCCTGCAACCACTCGCGGAGCATCCGCGCCATCATCGTGCCGACCATGAGCGTTAAGAACGGAAGCACGAACTGCATCGTCGTCCGCATCTTCTGATCGGAGCGCTGGAGCCGCTTGCCGAATCGCGCGAGCACATGACGCTGGAAAAAGTAGTTGAAGCTCGAAATCGACATGATGAAACGGCCGACCGGGTTAGAGGACATGCGCGAGCGGTCGCTGGCCTTCGGGTGGCCGATGACCGTATCCACAAAGCGGTGCATCGCGACGATGTAATGCTGTTTGAGTTCGGCGTCTTCCGGTCGAAGCAGCGTGTTGATAGACATCATGTCTTGCTGCTGCTGCACGTATTTCGCAAAGCGCTCTTGCGATTTCGGCGGAACACCCAGCTCGCGGAATTCTTCCTCCGCAGCGGCGCGCTCTTTAGATCCCGCTTTCGAGTTCAAATACGTGTCGGCCCAGGTGCTGAGATAGCGTCCGCCGAGTTTCATCGTGCCGATGCGTGACGCGGAGGTGTACCCGTGAACACCAGTGAGTCGATAAAAGAAGTTCGAGATGACAGCGGTTTTGCCTTTGATGTCCTCTTGGAACATGCGGCTTTGAACGATGGTGTCTGTGCCGGCGGAGGAAATGAGGCCCATGATTTCGGCAATCTGACGCAGCTCCGCAGAGTTGCCACGGCGGATGAGCTGCTGGCCGGTGTAGAAGACGTTCATGAGGCCGTCGCGCACGCGGCCCGTGCGAATGGCGGCGCTCAGTGGTTCGGCGAGCTGCGCGAACAACGAGAACGGCAGCAACGCATTCGTTGCCGTGTTGTAGAGCGCGTCGGTGACGGCTCGCAGCTTTTCGTTCACGTTCGGGCTGTAGGTGCCGGACATGATTTTCAACAGCTCATCGACTGTCTTTAAGTCCGCAGGCTCCATGCCAGCGGCTAAGAACTGGTGGCGCATCTGCTCGTACTTCGCGTGATCGTTACCGAAACGTCGCGCGTAAGCGGCGCGCTTCGCGGCCATCGGAAAATACCGTTGCAAGCTGGAGAGCGGATTCTGATCGTAGAACTCCGACATCAGAATGTCGGCGATGGGGCCGAGTTTGCGGGCCTTCGTGTAGTTGGACGGCGGTGTCGATCGATCCGCCTGAAACATGTCCGCGACCTGACTGCTGTAGAGCCAGTCCTGCGCCGCGCGCAACGTGTCCACGTTTGCAAGCTCCGCAATCTCCGCGCGTACCGCGCCCATCTGCTTGTTGATTTCGTCCACCCGGTCTTGTCCGCGCTCCAGATTGCGCGTGACAGACTTCGCGACACGCAGCTCGTTCTCGAGCTGGCCCAGCTTCCTGTTGAGCGCACGCGCCTTGCGGTGTAGCTCGAAGTCATAGACCGACTGCGCCTGATCCACAAACCCCGCGCGGTTCGCGTTGATTGCTTCATCGTCCAGCGAGCGCGACATGTAGTTGCTTACGTAGCCCACGTCGATGCCGGCCTCTTGCTGGCGGTAGTAGACGGTGTTCATGAGCGTGCGGATTTCGTCCGCCGCGTTGAGCACACTGCCCGGCGCGGTCGAGGGCTTCGCAAACCCATCCATCTTCTTTTGTAGCGCCGCGATTTGAAACTTCAGCGCCTCGGCGGTTCGCACTTTGTTGCGGTCGCCTTTGGTGGCATCCAGCTTGTCTTGCAGGAATTCCTTGTAGTCCTGCATCTCCGCCAGCACCTGCGCCGTGGGCTTGGCTAACTCCTCGTACAGTTGCGCCATCTGCGCGTCATCGTCGGGGTCGAGCTTGTGCTTCGTCACGATGTCGTGAAACTCGTTCAAGTCCGCGGTGGACTGCCGCACGAATTCCTGCTCCAGCGACTCCTCCTGCAATTCGCCGGAGCCAGGATCATCGGTAAGCAATCTCGCGAACGTGCGCAATCGGGCCGCGAGCCGCAGGTTCCCTGCTGCCTTGGCCTTCGCGATCATGCCGTTCAATCGCCCGCGTCCCGTGTAGAACTGATAGAGAATCTGTTTGGCGCCCTCGGCAATCGCGACCGCGTGATCTTTGACTCCCGCGTATGCGGCCTTCGCGCTTTCGACGGGGCTTCCCAGCTTGGTGAACAAACGCCAGAGCGCGTCGATGTCACTCTTCGATGCGTTGAGCGCGGCCCGTACCGCGTGAACTTCGGCGTTGCGCTGCGCGGCCAACCACAGTTCCTTTTCCAGTCGGTTCGGCTGCGGAATCTTGGCGGCAACGGTTTCGCCCGCGAAATACTGATCGGCGGCGAGCGCGGCGAACAGGTCATCGAACGCGGCAAAGATGCGCGTGCGATCCGCCTCGTTCGGATAGACGAGCGCCATGATTTCGTCGGTGTTGTGGTTGTAGTAGTTGGGACTGCCGGCAAGGAATTCGACGCCGGCCTGCTGGCCTACGCGATTGCCAATCCAGCTCTCGCCAGCGCGGGCGAATAGTTCGGCCGGCAGCGAGAAATACGGTCGGCCCTGCATGAAGTCCACGAATCGCGAATTCTGCGCCAGCGCGCTCGCCTTATTCGTGAGCGTGTCTTTCATGTCGGCGGCGATCTGCTTGAGCTTCGCTTCGAGTTTGGCGACTGCCGCCTTCTGCGTGGCGAGTGCCGCGACGGCTTTCTGATTGCCGGCCCGTAACTGCGCGGCGGCGCGACGCCGGCCAGCGGCGAGGAAGGGGTCCTTGCTGCGATCCGCATCCTTTTCGTATTCGACGGCTTTCGCCTCGCGCTCCTCGCGATTGTCGAAGACGCCTTGCGCCTTGCGCAGCTTCTGCCGCGCCTTGATCAGCGCCTCCTGCGTCTGCTGTCCGTCGAGCACGAGATTTCCGAGCTTCGTCATGCTCGCTTCATCGGTGAGCAGGATCGCGCGCATCACGCGAACGAATGCGTCGTGAACAGCCTTCGGCAGTTCTGGCAGCGGCGTGAGCGTGAGGTTCGACGCACCGGAGGCACCCAGCGCCTTTCGCTTCGTGAAGCGCATCAGTAGATTGAGGTCGAGCGCGTGCAGCCATTCGTGCGTAAACGAATCCGCGCGGCGGGCGAGCGACAGCACGGAGGCACCGAAACCCTGATCGAACTTCCAACTGAACATGCCGCGCGTGTCGGGGCTTTTGTTGATGGATTTGTCGAGTGACAACGTGAGGTCGCCGTTGAAGCCCATCGCTTCCTTCGGCTGTCCCATGACGCTCGCCTGCGTGTGCAGGTTGTTGTAGGCGTCGAGCATTGCATCGAGCGCTTCGCGGCTGTTGAGCGCGGGGTCGATCTTGATGCCTTTGAAATCGAAATACGTTGCAAGGCGGCGCTGTGCGTATTCCAACTGCGCGCGGATCGGCATATTCCGCATCCGCTGCACGAATGCTTCCTGTCGAGGCGCGTATTCCTCCGGTGTTTCGCCGGGGTGCATCCCGCCGTGAAGATCGCGCCACATCGAGTCGTACTGCGATTCGCGCAATTCGCTCTCGCGCTTCGGGGCGACTTCCGCCTGTCGTTCGCTTTCGATCTTCGCCGCAATCTCGTCGGCCTTGCGTTGGCCGATGATCTGCAATGGATCGGTGGCGGTGTTCTTGCCGGGGATGTTCGGCCCGCGTGGCACGGGGCCAGTCTTGCCGGCGAGCTTGGAGTCGCTGAGGGTGCCCGTGTCGTCGTAGGGAGTTTCCTCGCCATACGAAACGTCTTCGCCGGTCTGCTCCTCGTCCTCCGTCGCAGCCGTGGTGCCCACATCTTCATCGAGGTCGGCCATTTCGTCCTGGCCGGCGGCGGGTTCCTCGAACTGCTGTTCCTGTTCGGCTACGACTTTGCGAAGCCAGTCGAGCGCATCAAAGGAACGAATGTCGATGGGCGGCTTCATGCCGAGCGCCGCTGCGTATCCGACTAGATAGCCCTGTACGGGGTTGAAGCCATGCGGGCGCATGTCTGCGGTCGGAAGCATTTTCTGCGCCAGCACCGGGTCGATGGGCTTGCCGGCCTTGGCGTCCTGCCAGCCCTTGAAGATTTCGCCGGCTCCGCCTGACTCGGGGTGAACGTCTTTCGAGATGCGCTTGAATTCGGGGTCAGTCTTCTTGAGTTTGCGAAACTCGCGGACATCGGCCTCGCGCTGACGCGAGGCTTCCTCCTGCTCGCGCTCTAACTCGGCTTCTTCGGCGGTGGCCCGTGCTTCAGCATCGCTCTCGACCCCGCTCTCGTCAGGTCCGGCTGATTGTGTTTCTTCCCGGCTGTTCTCATCGCTTGACCCAGAAGATACGGAGCCAGATGGTTTTCCTTGGGCGGTGAAGAGTCCTTGCTGGGCTTTTGCGGCGGTTTCGGCTTCTCGCTCACTGCGTTGCTCCTGTGTGCGTCGTCCGGCGTTGAGTTTAGCGAGTTGCGCCGCCGGGTCGAGCTTCGGTATGGCCTCGGCTTCACCAAATAGTCCGCCGCCGGCCTGTTCGGCGGTATATCCCTGCGCCAGCTTCAGATATTCATTAAGGGTCGTGCCGATTGCGCCGCCCGTGCGCAGACGCTTTGCATTGCCGCGACCGTCGAAGCTGTAGAAGGTCTCGATGAGCTGCTTAACCACCGGGTCCTTCGGGTTGAGCATGTCTTCGGTCTTGAGCCAGTTGGAGATTCCACCTGGGCCTTCAACGCTGCGCACCACTTCGATTGCTTCGGCGAGCTTGCCGCCAATGTCAGCCTCTTCCTGAATGCGCCCGGCGGCGATGTCCTCGCGCAGTTTGGCGAACGGCCCGGCGAACCGGACCAACGTATTAATGAGTGTCTGTGCGTCGGAGCTGGTGGACTCCACGGCGCGACGGATCGCGGCGTCGCCGGCCGGCGTGCCTCCATACGCTTTTTGGAGGAGGGCGGCCTTGGCGCGAGTAACAGCGGCGGCGCTCGTCTTGCCGTCCGCGTCCATCAACTCGCCTCGTTCTGCTACCGGGAACTTGCTGACGAAAGCGGTCACGAATTTCTGGCCGGCCGGTTTGCTGAGGTCGAATCCTTCATCCATGTCTTCGGGCAATTTCGCCATGACATCGGGCGTCAACGCATCCTGATCCACCTTCGCCTGTTCGCTCGCGGACATGCGACTCACGGCGGTCTTGTTCGCTTCCTTCGCGAACTTCACGCGCTCCGCGTCAGTCATCGGCGTCGTGCGACGACGGACGAGCACGGGGTTGCGCATCTGACTCACGTCCTGGCCGGACTGAGCCGCCACCATGTCGCGATACTTCTGCGCACGCTCCGGATCGCGTGAGTACATCTGTCGCAGTGCCATCACGCGCCCATTGCCTGACTCCACATTCTCATCGTCGCTGCCGATGATGGGAGCGCCGTGTTCGGCGTGGGGGCTTGGGCCTAACAAGTCTGGATCGATGCTGCCGCCCATCTTCGACACTTGCTCTTGACTCGAAACGCGCGAGCCGCGCTCACGCGGCTGGAGCTGCTTCGGATACTCCGGCTTGTCGGAGGTCACGAGGTCATCAGCCTCAACCACTTCATATTCGGTATCGACCTTCGTGCCCGTGGCCGTGGTCACGGTCTCGCGTTTGCCGGTTTTGACGGTCGCCGGTCGCGCTTTCGTTGCGGCCGGGGTCGCGGCTGGCGCGGCGGGTTCAACTTGCGCCGGAGCGCCCGCCGCCGCACCGCTCGGCTCCTCGAAGAATTTCTCGAATAGTTTGGCGGCGCTCGGCGACAGGTCGAACGGCTTGCCGTCGTGATCGATGCCACGGATGTAGCGCTTGCCGGCAGGCGTGCGCAGCTCCTGCACGGGATTGCGCTGGCCGTCGAATTCCGCGATGTACTCGCGCTTGCGCCAGCCGCCGGGGAGTTCTTCCCATTGCGGCCCGGCGTCTACCGGCTCGATGCCGCCACGCGGGTCCACTTCGTACTTGCGCACGGGCGCGGACTTGTTTTCGCGCAACGCGGCGATAGAGGCCGCTTCGCCCGCTGGGGGTTCCTGTGCCGTGGAAACTGCGGGTTTAACCTGGGGTGCAGGCGTCGGTGCAGGTTCATTGGGCGCAGGAGTAGCGGGCGAAGCGGCAGTGACTTGCGGCTCGCCGGGTTGCTGTTTTGAAGGTGGGGATGCGGTCCCCTGAGTAGACGCAGTTACAGGAGCTGAAGCCCTCGCCGCATCGTCCTCAGAGGCCCGACTACCCGTAGAAGCGGGCGCGGCGATTGTACCAAGGGGCAGCTCGGACTGTGGTTCCGGTTTTTCTACTGCGCCGCCGCCGGGCAGTTGCAATTCTGGCTGCGTGATGGGCAACGGTAAGTCAGGCTGAATGTCAGACGGAACGAATGGCGGCGCAGGATCAGTCGGCTGCGATGTCATCGGCCCAACGCCTGCGAGCGCTTCCGCACTCAGCGGGGCGAGATTGAATGGGGCAGGGGCCGGCTCCTTCGGGGCCAGAATCGACGCGAGGTCGTTCGAGGTCGGCGGCGTCCATCGCTGATCGGGACCTTCGCCTTTCGGCATCGCCCACTCGGGAATCTGCGGCGGGGGTTCTGGCAGCGGACTGGTCAGCGTGCCTACGCCACCACCCATCATTCCGCCGATGAGGCCCGCGCGGGTTATGCGCGCAATGGCTTCGCCAATCGGCGTGTCCTGGTCAATGATCCCTTTGTCGATACCGACGCCGAGCGCTTCGGTCAGCATCTCCGACGTAGCCTCGGTTGCGGTAGCTCCAACGATGTGACCGATTTTCCCCTTGCCGAATTTGCCGAGCATCCGTTCCAAGAACACTCTTCCGGCGGGTGACTTCGTAACGATTTCCATCGTCTTCATTTCGGGGAACGCTTCGGCGGCACCCTTCGCCAAACCGTAGAAGAGAGCCGTGGTGTCGCTCGCTCCCTGATTCTTTGCGCCCGCGAATTCCTCTGGCACAACCGATCCGGCAAGGGTCGAAAGTCCCACGGCGGGACCGCCCACGATGCCAGCGCCGATGCTGCCGAGCATGTCTTGCGCGCTGTTGGCAAGGTCGAAGGCGAGTGCGGGGCCGGACCATTCGCTTTCAAAGTTGGGGCGAGACTCACCCATGACTGCGGCGGCGAGCTGGCGACGGTGTGCGAGCGCTTCGCGCTGTGCTGCCTGCGGCCCGATGAGCGCGTGCTGTTCCTGTTTGTAGGCTTCGATCTGCTCCGGCGTTTTGCCGGCAAGGTCTTCGAGTCCGCGAACGAATATATCGACGCGCTGGCCGAGACCGACTCGCTCCGCCGCATCAATGACCAGCGGATCGTCAAGCAGACTTGGCACAGGTTCGCCGGCAGCCTCCGCCGCTGCCTTCTCTTCGCGCCACATTTGATAGGCACGCGGCAACGTGCGGGCTTGCTCGTAGCGCACCTCCGCTTGCCTCATCGGAGCGGTAAGCATTTCTTCAACGCCGACCACCTTCATTTCATTCCGCGCGCCGACTGTTGCCGACAAATCTGGCGCGAATGGAGACTGAAACCAGCCCTTGTCAGTGTTGAAAAAGTCCGTGTTGAACACGTCCGCATAGCCGGCAGTCGGCCGCGTATCGGGCTTATCCGGTCGCCCAACTACTTCAATCTCAGGCAAACGGACGCGCGATGTCGGGCCGGACGGAACCGTATGCGGAGAGGGCTTCGACACGCGCCAGCCTGGATCATTCAGAGGCGGGCCTAACTGCTCGATACCGCCGGGCAGTGTGTACTCAACCGGTCGCAGTCGTAGTGGCAGCTTCGAGGGGTCCCATGCGGGTGAGCCGAGGGCACTGGCGAGCGGCGCTTCCGCTGGCGCTGGCGCTGGCGCTGCGGGCCGGGGCGCTGCTTTGACTGGTGCGGCCTCGAACCATGAATCGGCGGGCGCAGGTTGAGCGCGATCCGGCGCGGGCTTGGGCTGCGCCTTATCAGTGACCGGAGCTGCTTCCCACCAGTTCGCGCTCATGGCTTCGTTCGCACGACGCCGTTTGGATCGAGGAAGTCTTCACCGGACATGAGTTTTTTGTAGTCGGCCTCGCCGCGTGGTTTCGGATACATGCGGCCGTCTTTGCCGCGAGCGGTCGGAATGTTGACCGCCGCATCGGCCGGTGGCGTCGCAGCGGGCGGGGTGGCAGCGGCTGCAACCGCGTCTGCGCCAGCACCAACCGCCGCGCCACCGAGAGAGTTCGGATCGACGGCTGGCTCATCGAACCCTTGCGGGATCACGGAGTCGGGACCGCTGAAATCGAAGAAGCCTTTTGCTTTCGGCTCAGGAACGTCATCGAGCTTGTGTTTGGCCCATACGGCATTTACAGCCGTCTGTACCTTGCCGCCCTTCTGCACGAGGTCTTCGGCCTCTTCAACCATCCTGTCCCTGTACTTCTTGGGAATCTTTCTGCCGCCGGATATTTCCTCTTCCTTCAAATCGAATCCGTAGATGATGTCTTCCATCGCGGAGCGCGACAGCATCCGTGGCGGCTTCCCTCCGTTCAATCCCGCCGCAGCGCGTTTCTCAGCGATGCGATTCAGATGGGCGTCCGCCTGCAACGCGAGCTTGTTCTTGTAGTTAACGTCAGCGATGTCCACGGCGTAGCCGTGGCGACGCGCATCGCGCACGCCTTCGTTCTCGAAACGATCATCCTGCAAGCCGCCCATCAGCCGATACTTTTCGACCATCGCGTTCGCCGCCGCCTGGGCTTTCAACGTCTGCAATATCTGCTTGGCCGTGAATGCAGGCGCATACGGCCCGGACAACGCCATGCCCTTCGTGATGTCGCCGCCGTGCTCAATGCCCTTGCCGTATAGCTCCATCACGGCGCGCTCTGTCGCCTCGGTGTCTTCGGTGCCGTCTTCCTTGAGAATCGGTTTGAAGCTCGCGATCTGCCCGAAGAAACCTTCGGCTAAATCCCGCTCGCTGCGGTCGTGCTCTTCGAGTCCCGCCTTCTTCTGCAATTGGTCGAACATCCACGCATCGCGTCTTCGCGCGATGTCCTTCTCCGGGTCCGCCGGCGCGAAGGCGCTCGCAAGACTCTTCGCGGCGTCCGCGATCCACGGCGAGTTGTAGTAGAAGTTTGGTATCTGTGCCATGTGCGCGTTCCTAACAAATCAGAGCGGAAAGGGGACACCCCGCCACGGGGCGGCTTTCAGCATTGGGGACAGGTGCGACAGTGCGCCCGGCTGCAACCCCGGCAGTTGATAGGCGTTGAACATGTTGGTCGGCGTGGAGAGCACTCCCTGCTTCGCCGCCTCACCGGCCGCCTTCGCTGCACTTGCCGCTGCGCTTTGGCCGAGCGCAAACGGGGCCATGATCGTCGCGGCCAATTTCATGACATCTCCAGCGGTTGCCCAATCTCTACCAGCGCCGTTCGCGCGCTCCATCAACGCGGGTAATACGTTCTGCTGCCAGCCCTGCGTGAAGCCTGCGCCCTGACCGATGTCCTGCGCGTTCTTGCCGGCGAGGATGCTGTTGTCGAGCATCACGTCACCGAACGCGGACAGCTTGCCCATCGCGGCGTGGTGCTGGTCGGCCCGCGCCTGCGCTCGCGCCTGCGCGCCCTTGTAGCCTTCGACCATTTGCGTCGAAGTCTGCGGAGCCTCGATGCCAAGAAATTTCGTGCCCGCCGCCGTCTCAGTCGGCGCGGCAATCTTCGCAGACGATGCGGCCAGCTCCGCCGCGCGTGCTTCCTCCTTCGCCTTGGTTTGCGCGAACGCCTCGGCCGTGTTCATCGCGGAGGCTTCACCTTCTTTCTGTTGCTTCGATCTTCGCTCGCGCTCCTCCTGCATGACGCCGGCACGGGCTTGACCGGTCTTCCTCTGCCCCTGCGCGCTCGCGGCGGTGCCTGCGGCCATGAGCGCGAGCATGATCCATGTCAGCGGTTCCATTTACGTGCCTCCCACGTTGCGCGTGTAGCGATTGCGCTCGTTCCAGCCGGGGATGCGGCCGAACACGTTGTAACGATTCTGGTTGTAGCGTTCGAGGTCCGCCTGGGTGGCGAGGCCGGCGCTCAAGTCGGTGAACACTTGCCCGAGCATCGGCATGGCCGGCGGTTTGGTGTTGTTCGCAATCTGCGCGGACGCATTCGCGAATGCCGCGCCCATGTCTGCCGTCTGGTTGAGCTGGTTCAACACCGTGTTCTCGGCGTAGGCCACATCCTTTTTCCGCTCGTTCTGAAAGCCGATGCCGCGCTGCTCAATTTCGTTGACAGCGCCCGCGTGGGCTGCCGCCTTGTCCTCTTCCTTGTTGATCGCCACCTGAGAATTGCCAAGTCCCGCACGTAGGAGTGACGCCCGAAGCTGCTTACTCGCTTCCGCGAACTGCCGCTCCATGTCCGGCGTGTACGCCGCCTTCGTCGTCGCCATCAGGTCGTCGTAATACTTGTCGTTGAAGGCTTCGCCGAATTTCCTGCGCGTCTCCTGCGTGCCGATCTTGACCCGGAACTGTCGCGCTTCCTCTTCTTTGCGAGCGCGCTTCGCTTCCTTTTTTGCACCACCGTCACCGAACATGGCTCAACTCCTTTGCGTACTCGATGCCGCGCAGCTCGTAGCCGGCGCGCGTTGCGACCCGCAGAAACGCGGCGCGTCGCGAATAGAACCGCATGTAACGCGCCTCACCGAGACGCGCGAACAATTCAAGGTGCGGCTGAAATCTCAGGAAGGCATCGCCGCCTTGGTGCCACACTAGATAGACAAACAATTCCGTCTCGCCATCACGGTACGGATAGGCGTCGAAGCGCACGATTGCGAACGCAGAGGGGTCCGCGGAATCCACGATCAACACTGCGCGATTCTCATCGAGCATCTTGCGCACGCCCTCGATGTCCCAATCCTGATCGGTATACATCGCGGACAATTCCTCGAGGCCGGGCAGAATGTCCGCCCACACTTCCCGGTGATCCGGACAGTAGTAGTGAGTCTCCATCACAGCCTCAATCTGCTGTGCTGTCAGAGAAGTGCAGGGCTGCATTTCCGATCCTCGCTGGGCCGACATAGGTGGACTTCAGTTCCAGCGACAGCGCTGGCGACTCTCCGTTGATTGCAATCTTCTGCTGCGCGTAGGTGCTCTTCGTCAGGTTGGCTAACAAGTCGAGCGCCGTGGGAACCGTGGGATCGAACGAGCCGCGAACGGACCATGTGCCGAACAATGCCACGTCGATGCCGGTCCAGTTCTTCAAGGTCGCGGGCTTGTCGCCATCGATGTACGGAATGCGCGCGAGCGCTTCGGTGTTGTCATAGACCGTGCCGTCTTCGTCGCCGTAGATAATGATGTCATTGCCCGAACGCCAGTAGACGCTGTTATCCGACGACACTAGATAGTCGATGGGCGCCTCAGTGGCGTCGTAGTACGTCCATGCCGAAATGCGACTGGAGGGATAGAACGACAACACAAATATCTTGTCGTACAGCGCCATCCACAACCGGCCGGAGCGTGGATCGACTATTCCCCAGACGTTGAACTTCTTCTGCGCTTCGGTGAGGGTTCCGATCTTCTCGCGCACGAGGTCATCGATCAGGTTGCCGATGTCTGCGGCGAACGCTTCGAGCGACGAGCTGCGCGCTCGAAGCGAGCGGATGCCGCTGACATCGAGGTACATAACTTCGCTCTGTCCGAAAGGCACGGCGCTGTGTGGTGCAAAGGTGCCGGTGCCGTGGATGGTCTGCTTCTTGATGTCCCCGTTCGGGTCGCCTTCCTCGATGTGCCACACAAAGACGTGGCGCGTACCGAAGACAGCCAGGTCTCCGCCGAAATCTGCCATTGACGTGAGAAACGGGGCGAGGGCTGTCTGCATCGAATGCTGGATAAAGCCGGCGGTGGAGCCTACGCCTGACCACACCGTTGCATCCTCTGTCACCGAGTAGTTGAGCAACGACCCCTGCAACGAGAACATGCGCGAGTTGAACGCGCGGGCGAAATATCCTTTCTCATCGATGTCGCCGGGGTCGAGATGTGGCGTGGGCGCTTCCCTCAACGATCCTGACGAGCCGGGGATGCCGCCGGCAAACGTCGCGGTGCCGCCGGGGTCCACACGACACGGGCCTTTGACCTTCATCTCGATCTTCCAACCGTTGTAAGTGATGCCGATGTCTTCGATCCAGAATTTCACCTTGTTCAAGTTGGCCTGAGCCTTGACCACGACCGGGGCTGCACCGGTTACGGGCGGCACGAAACTGTTGACGGCAAACATCGCCGCCGCCGCCGTTGACTGCGTATTGGTGGGCATGACATCAACGATGCTGCACACCGGCCAGCCGCCGACGACCGCGCTCTCCGGGACGATAAGAAAGGCATCGACGCCCCAATTGCGAGTAGTGGCCGGGGCGAGTAGGTAGATCGCCGTGATGGTGATGTCAGGTGTCGATTCGGGTTTCGTGTTTGTGTACGCGAGCGTGAGTTCCGCTGCCGGCTTGCCGCCGGGAGAGGTCACTGGAGGAGTGCCGCCGCCTTCCACCGGGGGATTCTCTGGCACGACCACGGGCTTGTTGTCGTACCAGTGGATGATGCGGCCGAGAGGGTAGGTCGCATCCGGCGCGTACTGCGCGACCACGTACAGGTGCGTGTTGAATTCTTCAACCGACAGGATGCGGACGAGGGGCGCACCCAATGGATCGGGGATGGAGTGGTAGATAGTGCCCGGAGGCAGTCCCACCGGAGCCGTCGCCGCGTCTCCCCATGTGTGATAGATGCGCCCCTCAGTCACATAGAAGCCAACCGTCGTGTCCGGCATTGTCGAATCCACGACAAACGCCGCGCGCTTCTCCAGCTCGCCGCCCAACGTGACGTGGCAGTCGCGCCCATCGAGGAGCGCGCCCGCTTCCGTCGTATCGCGTAGTCGTCGCGTGTCGATGCCTTTCTCGAATGACTTGACGACCGTGTAGCCCATCTACGGCCCCACAGAGAACGGGACCGGGTGCGCGTAAATCTCGGGCTGCTGCCCTTTCTTCTCGGCGTCGCCGCCATTGAGATTGAAACTGCGGTTCTTCTCCTGACTGCCGCGCAACTTCATGTAGAGCGAAGTCGCCGCTTGCTGTTTCGCCTGGGCATCGTCCTTGCGATCCCGCACGAGGATTTCCGCTGCGGCGGTCAGCACAATCAGATCCCCGTCGATGTCGCAGCGGTCGCTGTCGGAGTTGAACGGGCGAAGGAATCGAATGCCGGTGAAGCGGATGTTTCCCTCAAGCGTGCCGCCCACGATGCCGCTGTCGGAGGGCAGTGGCCACACCTCGATCATGCCGCGATTGTCGGGAGTGCCGGCGGTGTCGGCCGGGTCCTCCGCGATGTCCCAATTCATGATCGGCCACGAGCGCTCGTTGTTGCGCGGATCGTAGGTCGAGTAGTGCCGCTCGTTGATGCCGAAGGTCAGCGGCAACCACTGCCCGCCGAACTTCACCTCTGCGCAGTCGATGCGCTCATACGGAAGATCGTCGGGGCAGTTGTAGTAGCGCTGGCCAGCGTTTAACTGGATGTCACGCGACACGCGCATGTGCATCCAGTCCCAATCGGACCAGATGCGTCGCTGCGTGCGCTTGAGCACTTGAACCAGCGAATCACGATTGTTGATTCCGTGGGCTGCGTTCTGGCTGTAACCGCATTCCGCCTTCAGGTCGCTCAACAACTCGCCGAGCGTTTGGCCGCGCACGCGGTCACCCGGACTTCGCGCTCACCTGAAACTTCGCGGCAGCTTCCGCAGGTTTCAGCAGAGCCGGATTGATGCCGAGCGCATCGATGCGCGAGGGGAACGCGGGGCCGGGGAAGTCGCGCCAGATGTTCTGAATGCGCTCGCCGTGCAGTGGATAGGCTTCCTTCAAGCGCTGGATTTCCTCGAACGGTTCGCGCTTCACTTCGCCCACCGGTTCGATGGACAGGACCGCATCCGCGCCGTGCAGTGACTGCAAAAGCAGCACTTCAGCAGGGGAGAGGCCCGTCTTCCAAACCATGTTGTTGCGGTCGCCAGTCAGCGCAACCATTGCGTTTAATGTCTGCATCGCTCGCTCCTTGTCAGAAAAGGGGCGGCAAGAGCGCCGCCCCTAAATCGGCCTCGCGTCACGTCACCTGAAAGAGAGCGTGACAATTGAGCTGATCGGCACAGAGCTGCGCGGTGTACGTGCGCGCCTTGAAGAGCGCGTACACGTCATGCGGACGAGCGGGCGCGTGATCCTTGCCCCACTCCTGTTCCATCGCGTAGATGTACAGATGCTTGGGGTCGATCACGTAGCAGCTATTCACGAACGCGCCGCCCAAGTCATCGAGACTCGGGTCGTACTGGAACACCAGATCGTTGTAGCGAATGTCCGCTACCGCGATGTCGGTGCTCGCCGGACGGCTCCAGCCCGCGTCCGTGTAGTAGCCCTTGTCACGGAGCTGCTTCACGAGCGCATCGAGGAAGCCCGATCCTGCGAACGCCTTCGTCGGCTTGCCGCCGTAGCGGCGAAGCTGGCGCATCTCCGAATGGATCACGTTCGGCAGTTCGGTCGTCGCGACGGGCCATGTCGCATAGCGGTTTCTCCACCACGTATTCGTCGCGCGGTCGAGACCGCCCGTGACACCGACAGCCGGCGTCGCCGTGATGAAGTAGCGAGCGCCGATGAACCCGAGCGGGTCTGCGGTGCCGTCGCCCCAGAACATCGTGTTGAGGGACTTCATGGTGATTTCACCGAAGGTCTCAACCTTGTCCTGCATGATGTTGGTGATCGCCGTCACCTCACGCTTGCTGTGCTTGCTGGTGTTCTCGCCGAACGCGGAATCCGTGACGCTGATGCCGTCGATCTTCAGTTCGGTGAACGTGCAGTTCCAGCCGGTGTGAACCTCGCGCCACGGGTACTTCACACGCTCGATGCCGGCGATGTTGCCGTATGCCACCGGATCGTCATGCGTGAAGCCACGCAGCGAGCCAGTAGGCGGAACGGCCGCGCCTTCAAAGCTGTACTTACCCTTGACCGGGATGGTGATGTCGCCCTTGCCACCGGGGAACGTCTTGCGTGCCCCTTCGAGCGCGGCCAGGAGCGGTTTGTCCTGGATGCTCTGGGGCAATGGCTGCCCCTTGAAATGGAAGTCGAGAGCGGCGTTAGCAATGCTTGCCAGCTCCGACGCAGTAAAAGCCATGTGTGCAGCCTCCGAGCGAGGCCGACCGAACTACCCGCCCAGCGCGTTCTCTATTGCTTCGCGCATGGACTTGGGCTGTGCCTCGGCCGGCTTGTTGAGTCGTCGGCCGACCGTTGGGCTGGATATGGCACGAGGCTGCGGTCTGAACGCTTGGAGTCGCTTTGTCACGGTGTCGTAGGCTGATTTCGCCATTCCCCGCGCATCTGCGACCGTCGTCGGAACGCCATGCTTCGTGACCAATGCCGTCAACGCATCGACCACCATGTCGTGCTTTTCCGGCGTGTAGTCGGGGTCGGAGGCTTTCAGTTCTGCCTGATACGCATTGACTGAATCATGAATCTCGCGCGCTCTCTGCGCGGTGCTGGTTCGCTCGCGTTCCGTGGCTTCCGCTTGGTTGCGGGTGCGGTCGAGGTTGGTCGTCGCGCGTAGCTGCGCTACCTCTTTCGCCGTGGCGTCATCGAGAGTGCCGTCATCGACCTTCTCTTTGAGGTCCGGTGGCAATGAATAGCCCACCTTCTCCTGCCACATCACGGTGAACTTCTGAAGCTGTTCAACCGCTGCCTTCGGATCACTTGCGAGAAGTCGGGGCCATGCGAACAGTTGTGCCATGTCGTCCTGCGACATGCCCATCTTCATCGCGTCGCGCCCGATGTCTGCCAGCGTGGCATCCATCTCGCGATAGCGCTCGTTCGCACCCTTGAGCTGTTTGTTCTCCGTGATTACCTCACGGAAGCGCTCAATTTTGTTGAGCGGAACATCAGCCTTCAACTTCTCCAGCGCCGCGAGTAACGCATCGTCACTCACGTCCTGCGTTTCTGGTTTCTTTCCTGCTTCCGGCTCTGGCTTCTCGCCTTCGGCGGTGGACGGTTCCGCTTTGGCCGCTGGTCTCGTCGGTGCGTCTTCGTCGTCCTCGAAGGTCTTAACTTCGAGAGCGTTCTTGACCACATCGAGAAGAGACTTGCGCTCCTCGTCCTTGGCAGGTGACGAATCTGCTAACGCTTTCGCGTCTGCGTCGGGGGCTGGTTCGCTGCCGGGTGACGGTTCCGGCTCCGGGGTGTCAGTCGATTGGTCGTCGTCTTTGGCCACGGTGCGTCTCTGAGGCGAACGCGCGGACTGTACCGCTAAGGCGACAAAGAATCTACACCGGTCTATAGACCGGTGTAGACGACCCTCACTACTGCCCGTATTGCGGCGGCATCGGCACCATTGGCGGACGACCCACTCCACCCATTCCCGGAAGCGCCGGGGCAACCCCTTGCGGCTGAATGTCGGGACCTTGCGCGTTCATTGCGCCTTCTGATCCTTGCTGCGTGGGGTCTTCCGCGCCGGGTCCGCCGGGCTGCGGCGGCGGCGCGTTGTTGAGCGCTTGGATCGAGGGGATGTTCGCGGTGAACGCCTCAGTGATGTCGATGGAATCATCAATCGCTTCAATGAGCTTCTGGCCGAGCCACTGTGGATTGACGCCCGGAATCTGCATCAAGAACGGCACGAGCTGTTGCAGCGCCTGCTGACGCTGGACCTTGTTCGGCCGGCCATTGGAGCCTGCGACGATTTCCAAGTACATCTCGGACTGAATCTGCTCGCGGTTCATCTGCGGCCAGATAGCGCCGGGGCCGGCGATCTGCTGCACGGTCTGCGGGTCGAGATTGGCGAGCATGATCTGCGAAGCGTCGCCCGCGAGCACGGACAGGAAGTCATTGAGCTGATCCGCTTCCGCTTCGAGCGCGGCGGTGCGCGCCTGTTCGGCGGTGGCGACAGCCGTCGCCGTGTCGCCGGAGCTGCCGCCGAACGAGGGTTCGGCCATGCCCACGGTCTTGTACACGTCGTCCATGATTCCCTGTGATTCGTACAGGTTTGGGTCCACGCCAATTTTTGGCAGCGGCTGAATCAGGTCGAGCACCTTGTTGCCCGGCATCATGCCGTCGAGTTCGACAACGGC